TTAACGAACCAGGTGCAGGAAGTGCAGGTGTTTTTCGTACTGGTCCAGTATGTCATTAATTAACTGTTCCTGATTCCAGCCCATCACATCATAATTTTGGCCGCCTTCTTTGAGATAAACCTCAGCGCGATAATATCGATGTTGCTCTGCCTGCTGCTCATCATTGTCCATCGCAGCCAGAGCGAAGGTCGGCGAGTTATAGCCGCGAAGCCTTACTTCGTAAATAAAATTCAGCTCATTGCCCAAATCGACTTCAAGGCGAATACGATCGTCGGCAGCGTCATTGATGTGACTAATCGTTCCCTGCTTGTTCAGTTCTTCCTGAACCAGCGTCATGGCTGGCTGGATAACGTCGTCCATAAAGCGTTTCACGAGAGAACGTTTCGGCAGATAAGCAATATTACGTAACCTTCTCTGCCAGGGAATGGGGTTACGTGCAGCCGTAGGAGCAATAGTCGCCATGCTCAGGCTTTCACGCTTGGTCAAATCCCGACGCAGTGCTTTTAACAGTCCGTATATGGATATTAATAAGATCACTGAGAAGGGCAATGCACTCGCTATTGTCACCGTTTGCAGCGCGCTTAGCCCACCCGCAATCAGAAGTGCGATTGCAACAATCCCCATGAGTGAGGCCCAGAAGATTCGCTGCCAGACGGGTGTGTTAGCTACCCCACCAGATGCCAGGGTATCCACAACCATTGCCCCGGAATCAGCAGACGTTACAAAGAAGACGATGACCATCGCCATTGCAATGAATGACAGAACGGAAGAGAACGGGAAATGCTCTAGGAAATTAAACAGTGCCAGCGCGACATCCTGCTGAACGGTATTTGCGAGATCGGTCGCCCCCTGATTCATAATGAGATAGATTGCGCTGTTACCAAACACCGTCATCCACATGAGCGTAAAGCCGGCGGGAACAAACAGCACGCCGGTGACAAATTCACGAATGGTTCGGCCACGCGAGACCCGTGCGATGAACATCCCCACAAACGGCGACCATGAAAGCCACCATCCCCAATACAATAATGTCCAGCCCCCCAGCCAGTTGCTCGACTTAGGTTCATACGCGTAAAGGTTGAAGGTTTTACTCACCAGTTCCGAAAGATAACCGCCCGTATTTTCCACGAATGACTTCAGCAGAAGCACGGTTGGTCCCAGACACAGGACCAGCGCCAGCAGCAACACCGCCAAGCCCAGGTTGAGTTCTGAAAGAATACGTATTCCCTTGTCCAGGCCGGACACCACCGAAATCGTCGCTAATCCCGTGATGACCACGATCAGAATAACCTGCACCGTTTCATTAATGGGCACCCCGAAAAGATGGTTTAAACCGGCATTCACCTGCAAAACCCCGTACCCCAGCGATGTCGCAACGCCAAAGACCGTGCCGATAACGGCGAAAATATCAACCGCATGGCCTATAGGTCCATAGATTCTATCCCCAATGATAGGATAGAGTGCAGAACGCAGCGTTAAAGGCAGACCGTGACGATAACTGAAAAAGGCTAAGATCAGCGCCACAATGGCATAGATTGCCCATGCATGCAGACCCCAGTGAAAGAAGGTCAGACGCATTGCTTCCTTCGCTGCCGCAACAGTCTCTGGGGTGCCGACGGGAGGCGAAAGATAATGCATCACAGGTTCGGCAACGCCAAAGAACATTAGGCCGATCCCCATCCCTGCCGAAAAAAGCATCGCAAACCAAGAATGGTAGCTGAAATCAGGTTGCGCATGGTCCGGACCCAGCTTGATATCACCGTAGCGTGAGAGTCCCAGGAAGGTGACGCTCAGTAAAATGAGTGCCACCGCAAGGATGTAGAACCAGCTGGCATTCGTGAATATTTGTTGCTGAAGTAATTTAAAATTTTTGTCGGCTACATCCGGGAATACAGCGGCAAAGGCGACAAGAAGGAAAATTAACAAAGCAGATGTAAAGAATACTGCTTTGTTAATCTGGCTTTTGGACTTCTTTGGGATAGTATCATTTTCACTCATATTTATTCATTCCATTAACTTAGATCCGCTTAAGATGATAGGCATTGCCTCTCATAGAGTAGCAAAAACCCGCAGTAAATGGAGCATATAATCAGAAGTTACGTCGTGATTATATTCTTATAGGCTTTCTCCGATTTGGTATGCGGTAATACTCTCTCATCACAATTATTGAATGTCCCATGGCTAAGGCTCCTGTAATGGTTTAAATCAGCTTAGATACAGGAAATTTTTTATAAAGCGTGCACACCGCTACGTCGTAAATAATCGCCACCTGCTTTCTGTCCACTCCGTTTGCGATCAGCCTGCCAGCCTGCGCCCATTGCTCAGGAGTTAACTTCGGCCGTCTTCCGCCTATGCGCCCTTTCTCCCGGGCTGCCGCCAGTCCTGCCCGGGTGCGTTCCACGATTAACTCCCTCTCCATTTCAGCCAGTGCTGACATAATGTGGAATATGAAACGCCCCATTGGGCTGGAAGTGTCGATGCTATCCGTAAGGCTTTTGAAGTGGATGCCGCGCTGCCGGAGTTCGTCCACCAACAGTACCAGATTTCGCATGCTTCGCCCGAGGCGATCCAGCTTCCACACCACCAGCGTATCGCCCTCATTCAGCGTTCGCAGAAGCTTTTTAAGCGCTGGCCGGTTCGCTACCGTCCCGCTCATTTTTTCCTCAAAAACTTGTTCACATCCTGCGCGTTCGAGAGCTTGTCGCTGAAGATCCGTGTTTTGGTCATTTGTTGACACCCTTACATAGCCAATTTGCATGCTTTTCACCCAATATTTTCTGCAAGAAAATCAGGTGAAGTTATCGGCACTGCTGCCAGAGGGCAATCTATAAAACGTCGGTTTGGGAGATGAGGTAACAGCAAACTTTGGAAGCCTCGAAATTGGTGCCAAAAAACCTTCTTCTGCAAGCTTTGTGGATTTCCATTTCCTTGGCACTAACGACTATGACGCGCGCATACTGTGCGGTGGTAATTCTAATGGTGCTATGGGGAAAGGTGACTTCACATTTTACGCTGGGAAATACGTTTTTATCGGTGATAGTTTTGAGTTTCGTAACCCTATTACCTGTCAGAATAGCATCAGCGCATCTGCAAAAATTGCGACTACTTCTGATATGGAATGCAAAACTAAAATCGCTGTATTGGCTCCAGCTAACAATCAAAATGCTCATGTATGGTTTTATGGTACAGGTGGGGCGTCCCGAGGGGTAATTTATTCCGGCCAAACAGGGATTATTCAGATCCGCCCTGACAATAATGATAACGGCGGCTCCAACGGATACTCTTTTGCATTTGGAGCTGATGGCAAGTTCACCTGCGTTACGATGAATCAGACCTCAGATGAGCGGGTTAAATTCGACAAAGAGCCCGTCAGCGCAGCTCTGGATAAGATATGTTCCCTGACGGGCTACACGTTCGGCATTCAGCTCACAGGAACGGAGTCAGTACGAAGCGCAGGCATCATCGCCCAGGAACTGGAACAGGTTCTGCCCGTTGCTGTGAGTTCTGGCGGGACCGGCACTACGCCAGCAGGAGAGGAAATTAACGACCTTAAAACCGTGGACTACAGTGCTATGAGCGCCCTGTATGTTGAGGCCATCAAGGAGCTGGCCGAACGGTTAAAAATCATTGATAAAGAACTGGCCGACCTTCGCGGCGCGACAGTTTTCTAATTCTCTTCATCACTTTGCAGACGCTGCTGTGAACGTTTGAAAATGGAATCCGTCGGCATATCCAGACGAACATCGATCCAGCTGTTCACCGGCACGTCCATCGGTTCCCCTTTTGTATTGACGATCTCCCCCCCATCGCTCAGCATGTATTTCTGCTTATACAGGCGGATAGTCAGTGCACCGCTTTCAGTTTGCTCGGCTTCAACAACACCCAGCTCCCCCATGCCGCCAGAGTCCATTGGCGGCAGTAACTGCCATCCCTCTGACGCCAGGCCTGCCGAACCGGTGAGCACGTAAAGCCCAACATCAAGGCGGGAAAGGGTTATTCCCTCCGCCTCAGCGTTCGCCGTACCACAGCCGCACCAGACAAAGCCTGCTTCGTCGATATCAGTGCGCTGACATTCCTCCTGGCTTTTCACAATACGGGCTACTGGGGATGCAGCCTTAAGCGTTCCGTCGCTGGCTTTCGTGGTGTTCTGCGTTGAATAAAGGGTATGCGTAGTAGAAAAGCCAACGTTAGTTAGCCCGGAAACAGTCCCGTTTCCCTGACGATACTTGAGGCCCTGCGACGTAGAGGCTAACTGCCATGACGTGTAGCCGCCCCCTGTTGCATCATGCCATCCCCGCAGCGTTAACATGCCGGTATAGACATCTGCACCACTTCCACCTCCCCAGGCATTCGCCCCCAGCTGGATACCAAAAGACATTCCCAGCGGGTATTGAGTAATCAGATCGTACGAAGCCAGTGTCCGGTAATCGCGATGAACCTGAGCCATAACAGCAGCTCCGTTTATGTACGATGACACCGGGGCAAACTGGCTATCAACGTCTCGTGTAGCGCTGTTTCCCAAACCGAGGTTTGTGCGAGCGTCAGCGGCATTCGTTGCCCCGGTCCCACCGTCCGAAACTCCAACCGCCCCATTGCTTCCTTTCTGGACCATTTTGCCGATCGCCGGAATGGTTACACGAGCGCCGTTGATGGTTACGGTGATGTTCTGGTTTGCTGATGTGGTGGCGAACGTCTCCCACGCGCCGATGTTTTCGTCATAATCTTTGATGAGCTGAGACATGGCCTGGGCAAGCCCGTCGACCGAGATATTGTCCGACACAAGGATTCCGTACTTCTGGCCGCTCAGCGCAGGGGACGCAGCTGGCGTAACTGTCATCGACGTGGCGCTGTTCACGGCTGAAATCTGGAACATCTGTACCGGGTTAGAAAGAACAAATAACGTCTGGCCAACCCGAATCTGGCTGGCCGGTGCCGTCCAGTTCGTGCCGGTGCCGGTGGCTGTATTTCCGTTAATGGCGATGGTGCCAGTGTTATAGAGCATATTTTCTCCAGACAATAAAAAACCCCGCCGGAGCGAGGTTTGTTGAATAACGAGTTGGATGAATTAAACGTACATGTCAGGAATTACTGGTAATGAGATAGGGGTAACGCCCTGGTTCGCCAGCTGCCGATCGGCCCAGCCAACATAAGCTCCCCTGCCGACCCGCAGGGTTCCGTTCTGCATAACCAGCCCATAGTGATAATGGTTGATACGCTGACCCGAGCTGTAACTGGGCACCCTCAGCCCAAAGCGTCCCACCGGAACGTAGCCGCCGCCTGGAACAGTCTGTGCTGTTGTTGAGGGGGTCAGTTTATTCCCCGTAAACACAAAAGGTCTTTTGGCTGTTGAGAACGTACACTGTCCTGCCGCGTTATATATATTGAGACCGGGGTTCGCCGGTACCGGGGCCACCCCTCCAGCAAAAATAACGACATCCACCGTTCCGGTCATAGGCTGGTCAGTGGTGTTAGAACCATCATTCAGGAACATTAACCGGCTGCCGTTATAGTCCAGCGTATACGGGCTGTTCCATTTACAGCACACGAGATATTTACTGCGATCAAACCCGGAAATAGCTGGCGTATTCCATCCGGATGTACCGACAGTAACCCTTGCCTTATAGATACACATACCCACGTTTGATGCGGTTGTAATTGACGTAAAATCCGTGCTGTTGGCAATGAGCAATCCGATATTTGAAGACTGACTGACGGGAAGAATCTGCCAGATCGTACCGGAGAAGGCCACTTGTGCCGGGTTGGGAAGACCAGGGCTGGATGCACCACTCCATTTCTGCGTCACCGTTGCGCCGGATATGGACACACTTTGCAGCATGAATATCCCGTAATCACTTATTACTGTTTCAGAAGGTATGAACAGCACAGTTGAACCTGCAACATACCCAGAAACGGTGGCCGTCGTACTCTTTCCCACACCGCCCGTTATTGCGCCGCCATAAGACGGACAGCGCAATCCTGCGGTGATTTCCATTGGTTTACCGCCATCATTAAAATCGATCAGAAGTCCCGAAGGCATAGCACTACCAGCTCCCAAGTACGATGCGGCCACCACCGGGAATGTTGACGGTTACACCGTTGCCATTGATCACCGTTGTGTTGCCGGAGCCATTGAAAGAAAAATTACCGTTTGTGGCGTAAATCGAGCCGCGAACGGTCACGTTGTTGAACGTCGCGTAGCCTGACTTGTTGATGTGCCAGCCGACGTTCCCGGTGCCGTCCCAGGTTGTCGACTGGATGTAGCTGCCGATTTTGAGGTTGCTGATGGTCCCGTTACCAATGACCGTATCCCGAATTATGGTCTGCCCATTCTGGATAACGAAAGGAAGCGTAACGGTCGCTCCGGCCTGGTGCGTTACGGCGAAGCGGTCAGCCAGGAAGATAACCTGCGACTGCATGCCGGACGGCGTATTCTCCACGCCTATCCCCATCCCTGCGGCATAGTACTGACCGTTGCTGGATAACCCGACCTTGATGCTGTACATCGCCTTCAGGTCCCCGTTGACGTTCGCAATGGCCTGCGCGTTGGTGGTGATGGCTGAAGTGTGCCCGTTGACGGTTGCCGTGATGCTGTTTACCTGCGTGGTCATAGCCTGCTGGTAATCCGAGAACGTCTGGTTAAGGCTGTTGATGGATGCCTTGTTGCCGTTCACGTCAGTCTGCAAACTCAGCAGCGAACGCGCCGTTGCCTCCTTCTCGTTGACGATCATCTCATCAATGCGGTCCAGCTGCGCGCTGTTACCGGCGACCGATGCAGACAGTGTTTTGCGCGCGGCCACCTGCGCCAGGTTGCCCTGAATAATCGCGATGGTGGAGTTCTTCACTCCCCCCGCCATGCCGTCCATAGACACGTTGATGCTATCGATACGCTGACCCAGTGCGGTATCGGCCGTCGCCACTGTCTGCTCAAGCTCGTTCAGAGAAGAAGACACATCTCCGACCTTGCTCGACAGGTTTGTAACGTTGGTCTGAACCTTTCCGATATCCTGGGCATTTTGGGCAATTTTCTGCGCCTGTTGCTCCAGTTCGTCGTTGGCCTGTTTGATGTCGTTAGCCATGCCAGCAATTTTTTCATTGCTGTCCACCGCGTTCTCGATCAGGTCTTTGAACGTATCGGAGCCTTTCATGTCCTCCAGGATTGCATCGGTGATGTCAGATACATCGATGCTGGCCTGCCCGCGCACAAAGTCTGTATACCCTGATTCGTTTCCGCTGCGGTCCACCAGCTGCGCGCGGTACCAGAAAATTTGCCCTGCCTTTAGGCCCATCTGCTGATACTTGCGCTGCGGAAAGGGTACGTCTGCCAGCAGCATCACATCGTCTTCCGTCCCGGTCAGGCTGTACTGAATTTCCGTCTTCAGCGTGTCGTCGGTATTCGCGGGGAATCCCCAGCTCAGCTCAATACCGAATACCACGTTTTCAGAAGCGATGAAGCCGACCGGCTTCGGTGGATTGCCCACTTTCCCCGTCAGAGTTTTCTCTTCTGAATAGCCCCATCCGGACGAGATTTCTGCGGCATTGATTGCGCGCACGCGCACTAGGTAGCGCCCTGCATAAATCCCGGGGACGTCGAATGACGTGGTGGAGCTGCGCGGCACGTTAACCCAGTTCCCGTCGTTGCGGCGCCATTGCGCTTCATAGGCGATAGCGTTCTGCGCTTGGTCCCAGCTCACGCGCATCGTTTCGACGCTGATATTTTGCTGTACCACAGAAAACGAGCTGATCACGATGTTCGCAGGCGGCGACTGGCTGCCCGGCGGGATCACGCTCACCGGCCGCTGGTCAATGATGGCTCCGGTATCAATGCGATCGAATTTATCCGGATCGTGATTTGCACCGACGATTGTGAACGTGCCGTCATTATTATCAGTTACCGTAATAACGCGATACTGCTGTGCGTAGAGCTCATCAGACTCAATGACCCATACGGCCTCAGCCACAGGCGTTTCACTGTAAGCGGTCGTAACGGTCACTTTATTGCCCGTTATCGACTGAATGGTGCGTGACTGTGAAACACCCGATGGAAGATTGACAATCATCCTGTCGGCTGCCGAAGCATCAGGCGCCCTGTCCAGCGTCAGCACGCGACCATTCACCGCAGAGATACGACCGCCCAGGTCGCGCCCCGAGAGATTTCGGTCCGCGACCGCAATTACATAGCCAGGCTGCGGAATGTTGCCATCTTCCCCTACATTGAAAGTAACAACGCGATCTTTGTTGTTGGTGAGGATCCCCCATCGCCCTTTCCGATTCGCTTCTGACTGACGGGTACAGCCGATCGCAGTTATCTCGAGTTGATTAAACCCATAACGCGCAACCAGCGCCTGCTCAAAAACAGGCTCCATCGCATCAGAATAAGCGTTATCAGGATCAGACCAGGACACCAGCGCATTGGTGTAACGGTTCTTTGTGGTGCTGCTGGAATAGGTAAAGCGCCCATCAATAACGTTCGCATGCGTGTATGTAAAATCTACATCTCTCGGCATGTCCGCCAGCGCCACAATCTGGTCGTCGCCCCAGTAGGTCATCCCACGGAATATGGCAGCAAAATCACGCAGGACCGTATAAGCGTCGTTGCGTTCCTGAATGTAGACGTTGCAGGTATAACGTGGTTCGGTACCACTTCCGCCTTTGCCATCCGGTACCATTTGATCGCAATACTGCGCAACCTGGTAGAGCGTCCATTTATCTATGTTGGCCGTTGTAAGACGATCCCCAAGTCCGAAACGGTCGCTAACCACCAGGTCGTAGAAAATCCAGGCAGGGTTATCGGTCCAGGCCCATTTAAATGTCCCAGCCCACGTACCGCTATAAGTGCGGGTTTCGGGGTCGTAAGTATCCGGTACGCGGATAACGCGGCCGCGGGGCTCGCATGAGATCTGCGGGATAGAGCCGTTAAACTGGCTGGAATCGAATTCGACATAAAGCAGCGCTGTGTTTGGATAGCGTAATTTGGCGTCAATTACCTCGGTGAAGCTCTGAAGCATCATCGTGTCGCCGATCTTCGCGCTGTTGGCATCAGACGTAATCTTACGGAGTCGGATTGTCCAGGTGCTGCCAGCCTGAGGTAAATCAATACGGTGGCTGCGCTCGTAACCTGACGTCGTTTTGCCGGTCACACTGGTGTTGAGTACCGTCTGCCATGTGCCGCCGTCCGTCTGCAGGTCAATCGCATAATTAACCGAGTAACCGACCAGATCGCCGTCGTCCTCCTGCTTGAAAAGCGAAGGCCATTTCAGGCGCAGGCGAACCGCTGAAAGCTGCGTATTGGTAAACGTGCGCGTCCACGCTGTAGCGCTCGATACCTCAGTTCCGACGTTGATTTCGTTTTCGGTACCGGGTATGCCCTGAATATATTTTTGCGCCTGAGTTCCCGCGCGAAATTCCCACGTAACGCCGCTGAAGTTTTGAGAGCCGTCAGCATTCTCCAGAGCCGTTCCGTCCAGGTAGATATCTTTCGCCGTCAGCTGCCCTGCAAATTCCCCCTCTCCCAGTGCAACGAGGATTTTTGCCTTTGCTACAGATTGCAGATCATCAGGCTGTTCGGTAGGGGTTCGGGAACTTGAGCTGCCGCCCTTGCGGCCTTTTATAGCGATTGCAGTTGCCATATTGCGCCCATAAAAAAAGCCACCCGAAGGTGGCCTGAAAGAAGGTATTTATTTATTGCTGATCTTCGACATAAATCCCGGCAGAAATAATCGCACCGCCGATTCGCCGGCGGCCATAAAGAAGTGGTACCGGATTCCCCTGAGCTGTAGTGTTTGTTACTCCACCAAAGGCATAGCTGGCCTTGTTGTCCGCTGATTGCTTGCTGGCGAGTCCGGTTGTCTGCGGCGAGAGCATCTGCACAATGCCGCCCAAGGCCATTGCCCCACCGATCTGGAACATAATGTTACTCGCAGCTATACCTACGCTTGGCATCCAAATTGCTGCCGCGACTAACGCAGCGCCGAGGATGGTCTGGAAGATACCCCCTCGCTTACTCCCAACAATTAGAGGTGCTATGCGAATGTCAGCTGAACTCTGATCCATGACTATTTCATCATTATTCAGGTTACGCTTACCGCTGAAAACGGCGTAGGTCAGACCGCGTTGTTTACTGGTGTTCAGGTAACGCTCGAAGCCAGGAAGGATGACGCAAAGAGCGCGGACGGCTTCTTTCGGTGAAGATACGGAGAGTTTAAACTCGCGACCAAAGGTAGCCCCGAGGATGCCATAAAGGCGAATCGTTCTGATTGAGTCATGTGTTTTAATCACAAACAATCCACTCCAAAAAAAACCATCGATTAAGATGGGCTCAGATAAATTATATGGCAATTAGATCACAACATTGAATGAATGCTCGACTCACACCCAACTTTGAATCCATTGCCAAAATGAAGAGCACTGTTTTAGTGATTCAACCGACTTCATTTCAGGATGGTTAAGATTGAACGTCACGAAACTATTTGGGCACTGTGTGGAAAAAGAAAAATAGCTCACCAAACAGGCATCAACCTTCGCACCATCATTGGAATGGTACACACCATCAATCAGTGAGGCGGTTGGAGGAAGATACTTCGCCTTCATCAACTGATAATTCAAATCCATTAAGTCCATCACCGGTGCCATAGCACAAACTTGAGCCGCATTGAGATAGGATCGCCGATCACCTTGGCAATTATTGGAGGCATCGATAAATGCGTCTTTTAAATCAGATCGCAGATTCACATAGTCTCGATCAAGAGCCTTAGAGCTTGAGAAAACGCCGATAATACTTAATAAAACGCCCAGAGCGAACATCCCCCCGCCGACTTTAAAATCGAACTCACCCCATATCACCCTTCTCAACAAAAAAAATGATAATCCTAGTCCTGTTAATAATTGCCCACCGCCACCCCATAGATTGAAATCGCAACTGAAAATATTATTAACCAAAAGTAAACCACCAATTATGGTAGGGCTTAATATTAGAATCCATTTTAGAAAACCCTTTATTTCATTGTTTAGTTTCATGCATTAGACCAGCCTAATTAATGTTTAAGACAACCATTATTAAATAAAAAACGATTTGTGACGAACTGTTTTCATTGTTCGGTCGCGCCAATAACCACCATACGGAACCCGTTGGCTCAAGTGTCCATAAAGGTGATGCAGTAGCATGTTGCCTTCTAGCAGAATCCCCGCATGATTCCACTTATCAGCCTGAACCTGCATGATCACCATATCGCCAGGTTTTGGCGGCCCGTCGAATTCACGGAATCCGCACTCATACCAGCAATCCTGATAGAAGTTGTCCGGGTAGTCGTTTTCCCACCAGGGATAATCGACCCGGTAATCGTGAAGCTCTATCCCGTGCGTTTGCCGGTAATAGCTCATCACCAGACCCCAGCAGTCGAAGTGACCAAGCACAAACGGGCGCTCCAGCAGCGGCAGTTCTCCACGCGGCTGGATGGTCCGTAAATCTCCCTCCGGCCAGCTCACGATATGCCAGGGTAAAAGGGTTGCATCGCATTGCGCTTTATCCAGCTCGCTCGGTTGAGTCGTGGCATTCGGGTGACTGTGAGCGATGGCGATCACCTTCCCCCAGTCTTCTGCAGCTGCATAGTCTTCGGGGCAAAGTACAAAATTTTCCTCCGGCGCCGCGGCAAGATTCCGGCATGGGAAATAACGTTCAACACGGCTTTTCTGCGCCACCACGCCGCAACACTCGCGAGGATACTCAGCTGCAGCATGAGCCATAATCGCATCGATGGTTTTCTGACGCATATCAGCTCCTGATCAAAGACGTGCCAGGGAAGCCACCGAACGGCAGTTCGTTGCCGTCTCCATGCCGGAGCTTACAGGCCGTAAGCGTGCCGTTGCATTCGTCCAGAGAGGGGTCGCTCACAGGGTTGTTGTTTTTATCGAAATAGCGGGTTCCGGCATAGTCGCAGCCGTCGCCAGTGCGATATTTATTCCGGATACACCAGGTACACAGAGAATGAAGTTGTCGCGTAGGGATCATCTTTCCCTGTAACGACATTGGGCTATCGAGTACAAATTCGATACTTTCGCCCGGAATTTCGCTGCTTTTACTATCGATGTAAAAAACTCGTTTTCTGACCTGTTGCGGATCAGCTGTTAGGCTACCTGCTGGGAAATTCTTCGCATCGAGATAGTGCGAATAGGTGTCATGGATAGTGACCTTCGCCTGCAGCATATCGTCATAAGCAAGGCACAGCGCTGTAATCTTGCTTTCGATATCTGCAACCGTCAGCGTTGGCTGGGCGCTGTTGCCTTCGGTGGATGCTTCAAGCCCTTCAATTTGATACGGCCAAGCGGCATATTCTTCCCCCTGCCACCAGATGCTTTTCGCCTTCAGTTTTGATTCATCGCCACCAGCGGCGGCGATTTCTTCTTCCGTGTGCGGGAGGTTGTACGCGTGAAATCGCAGTACATCATCCACGCCGAACGTAGAGCCATCAACTTCGATAAGCCGGACTTTATTGCCGGGCTCAAGGCTTTGATAGTCTGCTGTGATCATGGTGCGTACGCCTGTTTGAAAGTTGCGGAAATGGTCAGAACGTTGCTGGATAAGGGCTGTGACTTTATTGATTCGGCCTCGATACGATACAGCCCTGTTTCGCCAACTGGAGATGTCCAGATAAATGCCTTTGTGACGTGTGAACGAAAGAACTTCAGGGCCTGAAGCATGTCCGCTTTTTTCCCCGTCAGTGTGACAGGCCATGACTGCTTTTCAGGGTTGATGCCTTCTCCGGCAATCTGCTCATAGCCGTCGCCAAAGGTTGCAGAGCGGGTTTTTAAGCTGAACGCCCCTTCCATTCCCGCCTGTATCTGTGTTCGCCAGGTGAACGTTTCGATTGCCATGCTTTCTCCAGACATAAAAAAACCCGCCGAAGCGGGTTGAGTACTAGTTAATGATTAAAGGTATTTTTTCTTCAAATCTTCAAGCCTGCTATTATCTTGCTCAGTAAAGCCTGAAGCATCAAACAAGGCCTCTTTATCAGCACCATTAACTCTAGTTACTGTAACCGTGAAAATCGCGTCTACCGGAGCATCAACCTGACCCCATTCAGAAAATTTATTCGGAGCTAGAGCCCAGGTGGCCTCTTCGTTCGGTTCAAGTCCACCAGCAATTTCGTAGTTAAAATCTTTTTCCAGCCATGGAACTGAACGTCCATCGCTTGCTATCACTCCATGGAAGAACACTCGTGAAATAGCCTTATCAGTGTTGTTTTTCACGACAAGACGAATAATGGGTTGTGGCCTCCCATACTCCTCAGGTTCAAGGCTAAACCGAGATGATAATACCTGTACTTTTTTGAGCTCTTCTTTGGCCTTCTCGGAGCCAGATTTTTTCTGTTCAAGCTCTTTGATTTCCTGTATTGCCTGTTCTTTCTGCTTAAGTTCTCTTTCGGCAGTAACCTGCTGAGCATAAGAAATGATTTCATCACCAGTTTTGCCTGATAAGGGTTCGCGCATCTTCTTGCTTAGGTCTTCTTTGTCACTTTCCGACGATGCACGCATCAGGTCAGCCATATTAATGTTACTGAACGCAACGACTTTTAAAGCGTTATCAAATTCCTCCCGTTTATTTTCAGGAAGTGACTCTCTGACCTTGGCTATAGATGATTTCATTGCATCATCAGTTGATGAGTCAATTTTAGGTTTCTCGCACCCGGCCAATAAGAAAGAAAGCAATAACACACCGACAATTTTTTTCATGTCCCTATTCCATCAGTAAAAATTAGGATTAATCCTATCAGGAATTGGCATCACGGCAAAATCTGTGGACGCACTTTATCTTGATTTCGTCGCATTCCAGATTAGACCTCCAGGCTGCAGCTGTTTGGCAATCCCGGCACGAACAGACTGATCGATGGTCTGCTTGTAAGCTCGAGAAACAGCATCGGCATTGCCGGAACTCTGTTGCTGAGAGTTCTGGTTCTGCACAACAACAGACGTTTGAACAGTAACATTGCCAGCGCCAGCGGATTGCAATCCATACATGGGCGCGGTGCCAACATACCCGCCGTTTGCATAGCCCTGAGCCCCCCGCATAAGCGCATAAAGATTACCGACACCCAGCGCACTGGTCGCTTCCTTCGTAAACACAAACTCACCACCGTGAACTACGCCTTTCGGTTGGTACTTACCACCATCACCGGTGTAGCCACCGCTATCGAATCCCGGCACCAGACCGCCACCAGAGAAACCAAAGAAGGCACCGATACCCGTTCCACCAAAGGCTGACTTCATTCCATTAACCAGAGCCAGTTGCGTCAGCATCTGGGCGATGCCCTTCAGGAAGGTAGTCAGAAAATCTGAGAAGTTAGATTTACCTGTGGTGAAGAAATCAGTAAGGGTGCTGGCCATCCCGGTGAACGCATTGCTGGTAATCGTCTGCACCTGCGAGTAAACATTGGTCGCGCTGTCCTCAAATTCAGCCCAGCCCTTTTTCGCGCCGGTCAGCCAGTCGCCACGCAACCTGTCCTCTGCATCATAGTAATCATTCGCCGCTTTAAGCTGCTTCTGATAGCCCTCGTCGTCAAGCGAACCTCCAGCATTCTTCCAGCCAGCGGCAAGCTGACTTTTCGCGAGTTCACGTTGTGCCTGACGGTCACTCATCCCGGCACCGTTCACTAATGCAGCCTGCTTCTCTGCCATCTGAGTGGCGTATTTCTGCGAGGTATCCATTCGCTTGTTCAGCTGTTCCTGTGCGGTAATCTGATCACCTAACAGGGCTTTCTGCCGTGCCAACTGAAGCACCTGGTCTTTACTCGCCAGCAGGGATTGTTCCTGCTTTGTCAGTGAACGTGAACGCGAGACCTCCTCCAGCACCTGAAATTTCGCTTCAGTCGTCCACAGATCTTTGCGCTGCTGGCTGATAGTGTCGTTCAGCCCTTTATGCTGCTGCAGCGCGCGTAACTGTGCCTGAAGCGCCAGTAGCTCGGCCTGGGCAGCATCCGTGCTGCGATCGCCAGCAGATAAAGTGCCCTGCTTTCCTGTTTTGGTCTTTTTGCCAAAAGCAGCGACTCCTTCCCGATCCTTCTGGGTGGTTGCGGTACTTATCTTTCTGGTCGTATCGAGGTATTTACCTGCACTGATATCAGCCGCATCCCAGTCTTTTTTCAGCTGAGAAACGCTGTCACCATATGCGCCGGCCATTTTTTCGTTATAGTCCTGCCATCCCTGCAAAGTATCTGTTTTCGCCCAGTCGGGAATGAGATTAATTGCAGCCGCGATAGAGGAAGAAATGATCTGGTTCAGCTTCTGGAAAACGATCGCAACGCTGTAATAAATTGCGTTGAATTCCTTCAGTGTGTTTGATGCCAGCTCAGCTACCCACTGACCGATACTCTGCATGGCCTCAGACGCCCAGCCTTTAATATCCAGCCACAGGCGACCAAACGGCGTCAGCGAGTCGTAAGCCTGCTCCCCACGTTTTGCCATGGTATCGCCAAACAGGTCCATAGCCTGCGTAACAGCCGCGGTCTGGTCCTTTTGCTTTATCAGATCGTCAACATGCTTAAGCTGTGAAACGGTCAGGAAATTATATTGTTCGTTGAGACTCTGCAGCGCTTTAACAGGGTCTTTTTCGATGTCCTTATAGGCTTTGGCGATGTCCTGCGCCGAGACTATACCGGTCTGAACCGCCAGCGCCGTGGAGCCCGCTGCTTTTTCAAGTTGCTGCTGTGTCAGCGATCCCATGCCAACCAGCTCAGTCATCAAACTCTGAACGGTACCTAGAGTAGCGCCAGTAGAGGCAGCTATAGACTGGGAGGAAGCCATGATCTGGAGCGCTGACGTGCCAGCAATGTTACCTGTCCTGATAATGGCCTTGTTGATTTCATCGTAGGCGGTGAAGTAGTCCGATCCCGCTTTGGCCGCAATCAGTACAGCACCGGCCAGGCCGCCAATTGCCACTCGGGCAGGGGTCACCATCGACAACATCGCTTTCAGCGCATTGCCTACACCGCCAAACGAGTCACGTAGCTGACCGCCCTGCTGAATAGCAACCATATAAACCGGCATACCGGAAGCCAGTGAGGTCACAATGTCGGTAATTTGCATCGGGAGATAACGCATAGCATTGCGGTATTGCCCCGCGCTAATAGCCCCAGACTTCCACGCTTCCTCCTGCTCTTTCAGCTTTGCGATCATTGGTGCAGCACGATCGGATACGCCGAGTTGGGCAGCTTTTAGCTCTAACAGTTCTGCGCGCGTTTTTCCGATTGCTGTGACCTGCTCCTCCAGCGAATCGATAAAGGTTTTGCCCGCCGCAGCTGCGCGCTGCGCTGCCTGAGCCTGTTCAATGCGAGCCCGCCCCTCTGCGGTTTCAGACTCCATTACCTGTGCCAGTTTTGCCCGCGTCGTCTCAAGCACGCTGTTGTAACGAGTAAAGTCCTCGTCTCCCACCAGCCCTTTACCGCGAAATTTCGCCAGGCTCTCCTGGATAGTGTCCAGTTCATCCAGCGCCTTGTTTACCGGGCTGATTTTATTCAACAGGTTCTGCAGTTCCTGACGCTGCTGCTTCAGGCTTTCGCTGTTTTTCTTCTGGTTATCGATACCGGTGCGGAACGTGCTATTCAGGTCATCCGCTTTGCCTGCCGCGGCGGACGCGGTCTCCTGAAAGCGATCCAGTGCCTGGTTACCGCGCTCCAGCTCAGTGGTATTTACGCGCAGGGAAATCGTGGCGATATCGTTACTCATTCCGCCCTCTCTTTATGCATAACTTTTAGTGCGGCGCTCTCCATGATTCGGATGTCCGAAAGTGCGGTTGCCTCGTCCTCGACGTGGTGCAGGCGCATTACCCAGGGCAGCACGCTGTAATCAAGCCCTGATGCACCTCCCATGCCCGTGCGCCACTGCGTACTGACAGCCTGAAACACCAGGAATGAAGGCCATACATCTGGCCAGACGTCGATGTATTGATCGTCGTAGTCATCCGGCGAAAGCCCATAGGGCGCTAGGTCTGCCGCTGTGGGTTCAGGCGTATAGAATGCAGAGGCAACCGCTATCAGTTTTTTTCGCGCTGCCCCATCAGTTCGCGATAGTAGGTTTCAGGGATAGCCTTCATTGCAGCCGGATAGTTTTCCAGCAGCACCGAAAGATTTTCCGCGTTAAATGTATCGGGGAGCGCCCAGCCAGAAATAATTTCCATCAGAAAATCAGTGGCGGTTTTGCCTTCCAGTTTTTCCAGATCAGCCAGCTCTTTGAGTGGCTTATGATTGAACGTGAAGGTCAGTACACCATCCTCATCGCCGGGGCGCGGGATCGAGACGTTGGCCTTAAAAGTTGGTTTGGGCTGGAGGGTAAATTTGGTAGCCATATTTTTCCCGTAGAGTTGTGGCCCCGTGTGGGGCCGGGGTTAATTTGCAGCAGTAACGGTGACATCACAGGTCGCGGTTTTCGCGCCATCGGCGGTCGTACCTGTGATAGTGGCATTGCCTTCCGCAACACCACTGACCTTGCCAGAAGCATCAACCGTTGCGATCGACTCATCCGAAGATGTCCAGATCACCGTTTTATTGGTGGCGTTAGATGGTTCGACAGTAGCGATCAGCGTGGCGGTTGCCCCTTGTTTAATGCTCAGGGTCGGTCGATCCAGGCTGACGCCGGTAACCGCTACTGTCTCAGCTTTTCCCGAGTCGACCTTGTAGAAGGTCATTGCAGGCGATTGCAGGTTCAGCACGACGCTTACCGTTTCGACTTCGTTCACCGCCGTGGCCGGCGTGTCGTCAAAAGATGCCGTGGCCGCCCAGTAACGGTTCTCCTTCGCCTTCGGCACGTACATGTACGCCGCTACAGTCTCTTCGTCTTCGTCCAGCTGGCGCAGCAGCGGATAAACCGGGAGAGTTGAGTCGTGAGCAATCGAGTAAGTCTGAGAGACAGCGGATTTATAGGTATTCAGGTTGCGCTGGCGATCATCGCTGAGGAACTGAATCTGCGTGGTGTTCTGATCACCCCCAGATTTCGATACCTCAGTGATTTGTGGCAGCTCGGTCCATTCTTCTATTTTGCGAATAGAGCCGGAACCGCCGCCCGCCGCGTATTTGTTTGTGTTGGTGGTATTGATGTTGCGAAGAGTGACAGCATTCTCCGCAATCGCGTCGATTTTCGCGATAACGTTATCAATACCCGACCAGTTGCAGTTCACGTGAACGATATCGCCGACCGCGATATCGTCTGCGGCGCTAACGGTGATCACCGCGTGCTCAGCATTCGTCGCGCCGGTGAACGTAATGGCCGGGCCGTAGCCCGATGCCAGATAGACATGAGCGCCGTTAGGCAATGCAAAGCCCATAATGGTTACTCCTTTAGAAACGGGAAAACCGGCTCAAGGCCGGTCAGTTGTGGGACATCACAGAGGGAATCAGTTGGTAATGTCTGCCCGATAATTCAGGCTGACAGGAACGGTGTAGGACACAGGTGTAGGGACGCCGCGGAATATGCCAGGCGCGCTGCTAATCCAGCAGGTAAAGTCTTTGCCTGCAATTTCCAGTCCCTCGGGGAACAATTCCGCTACTCTGCCCGCCAGGGCAACGACGGAGGTACGGCCGGAGCCGGCTGGCGCCACGACATTAATCTGGTACACGCCAGAACAAGTCCGGCAGCGCAATCCAAGATCGATTGTTCGCGGCGTAACGGGCATATCGTGAACGGCCAGGTACATCTCGTTAGCAGGAGGTGTAAACGGCACGTTCTCCCATGCAACCGAAATGCCCTCAGCATCGGCCCAGGTACCCAGTCTGGCGGCCAGTGCAGATGCAATATCTGGAATCACTTAGTAACCCCCCTGATAGCTTCCTCAAAGAAGCGTTGAAACTCAGCTGCAGTTATGCGGACCATGCCGCCCGGCGCCTGTGTGGAGTGCCCCATTTCAAGCGGGTAGGCATAGGGCACGTTGTTGCAGAAATATATGGCCTTCATACCGACTTTGAAGAGCGACAGCGTGTAGTTCCCGGCCGCTTTTGTCAGATCACCAGTCTTATCAACCCGGCCTGTCTCGTCAGTCGTTGGCGCATCAAAGGACACCTGCCAGTTACCGCGAAAGCGTCCGCCCGTATACCCCGGCGGTGCTTTGATGTCCATCCCATCCACCACTCGGGCTTTTTTCTTCAGTCGCCCGGTTTTGGTCAGGTTGTCGGGATTGGCGCGCTGCGCTTCGTTATGGTCGTAAACAGCGCGATTATAGGAAACGGCTGTCTGGTTAACTTCCCACAACTCTGGGTTGCCCACTGGGGACATCACCACCAGCTGGTTAAGAATTTTGATTCCGACGGCACGCACCACTGCTTCCTGATTCGTTTTCGCCTTGTTAACGAAAGCCGTGATTTCAGCTAGGAAAGCCGCGTTATCGCCCATGCTAAGCCCTCAGTTGCGCTTTGTAGCAGAGCAACAGCACGGCAGGTTTTACCGGATTTGGTTTGACAACACGGTAGGCTGTGCCGTCAATATCAACCACATCGCCGATTTTAATTTCCTGCTCTGACGTAAAAACGATCTGCACGTCGCCGTTAACGATGACCGTTCCGTCTATCTCACCGGGTGCATATTCGGTCTTCACGCCCACAGCAGCAAAACGGACTGCTTCAGTTTTGTGCTCGACCCCGCCGATAACCGTTACCGAACCTTTACGGGTGACGTTATACGTGGCGCCGTTCTGCCTGAGCATGCGGGTCGTTCTGGCCTGCATAAGTTGGTAATCAATCGCCATATCAGGCCCTCTCAACAAATGCATTGATGGCGTAACCACGACCACCAGCGAGGTTGCCCAGCAGCGCCATAACGGCAGGATACGACGGTGTAAAGACTTCGCCATCTGCGACCGCATAGGTCATGGTGACAGCACCTTCCACACGTTCAGTTTTCACAGCGGCTTCGCGCACGCTGGAGAGTAAATCGCCGTCGATTGCCTCTACCGCCAGCATGCACTGTGCGGTTATAACCTGCCGTGGAACTTCATCCGGCGGCAAATCATGCTCATCCAGAACGACATTCACGCGTGGCCAGGCCAGAGCCTGTCTCGGGTCAGCTTTTGAGCCAACCCAGTCCAGACCTTCCAGATAATCCATGGCCTTAATCAACAAAGGTGTGAGCTTGTCAGGCAGTTCAATGCCGCGTATTTCCGCAAATGAGGCAAGATCCTCTTCACTGGCGTAGCTGTTGGCATCAGGAGAGGTGATATCGGTATTGACCATCGAATCATCCTGTTTATGGGGCTTTCTCCCCATTCGTTATTCCCCGGAAGGAGCAGTGAAGGTGATCTCTTCAGTGGTTTTCGCCACTCCATCTACAGTACCGGTTACCGTGAAGGTTCCAGCTGCGTCTGATGTGAGTTTCACCGTTGCACCACCAGCTGATCCAGTCTGAGAACTGGCCGTGCTGAGCGTGCCACCTGTGGACGTCCACGCGACGGTTTTACCAGATACACCGGAGCCATTCAGCGTGTACTTCAGAGAAACAGTTACCGCGTCTGTGCTGTCAGCAGTTGCGGAGGTTTTATCCGCTGACAGCGTTACTCCCCCACTGCGGATTCCAGTTTAATCAGCACGCCTGCCGTAGATTTGTTGCTGGTGAAGTGTTTCTTCCAGTTGCCCGCAGTGCCGATGGCGGTCAGGTCTGGGTTATCACCTTTGGCGGTATCCCAGCTGTAGCCCAGCAGATCAACGTTCACCACGCCTTCAGCGCGATAGCCAACCGCAAGGTTTTCCTGATCGTTGATATCGTAGGAACGAAAGCCCGGCGCCTGAGACTCGGTAACGGTCACTGCGCCGGCTACCAGTCCAAGGATCGCATCAGCATCCATGGTGTCCGTCACCAGCACTGGTTTACCAAGCGTGCCCGGCTGCCCACCGTAAACTACTACGCCCGCTTCTTCGTAGATTTTGTTGGCAATCGCCTCATCCACAATGTCGAAGTAGGTCGCGGAGTGCATCACGAACAGAACCACTCGGTTAAACTTGTCGCCATATTTGCGCAGGCCACGCGTCAGGGTCTTTTTACCGTCGGTCTCAATGTCGGCGGTTACGACCATGTCGGCGTTAGCACCAATCGCCGCAGTCAGCGCTTTCAGGCCATATTTCACATAGCCTTCCAGCGTGGCATCTGCGACATCAACGCCGATCACTTCGGAGAACTCATCAACGGAGCGGCCACGGCGTTTAAAGGCCTCTTCCGTGGTTTCATACGGGCCGTATTTCCACGGTGCTTTAACGGATACCGCTTCACCGGCGCCGATCTTTTTACCTGTGACTTTATCGACAGAGTTCACATTGCGCGATTCGATGGAACCACCAACTTTGTAGAAGGCGCGTTTACGGAAATCGCCTTCAATCAGTTCATTATCCAGCAAAATCGCACCGTTGGAGGAAGCGTTGAACACTTCCAGATTGTCCTGGCGACGCTCAAGAAACGCGGTCTGCGCCAGATCGTCATAAATAACCAGGTCGGTATTAACAGTCGTTGCCATGGTTTAAATCCCTTATTTCGGAAGTTTGAGGAAGGCCTGCTGGCCGTGTTTGCGGATGTAGTCCGCTTTGTCGCTGGCGCTCATTTCGGAACGTTTCAGGCTTCCACCACCGTTTGGCTTGTGTCCGCCCGCGCCCGTGCCTTCTGCGCGAGGGAACAGATGCGGAGCCGTCTCCTTGAGTGACTCCGCCCACTCAAGCGGGCTTAGTGGGGTTTTGCCGTCTTTGCCGAACAGAACATCGCCATTTGCATCAACCGCTACGGCCTCGCCTTCGTCGTTGAGCTGGAATGTGCCTTTGGCACGCAGAATCAGATCGTCAGAAGCTTCAGGCAGCGCGCCCGCTTTAGAGGCTGCTGCCCTGATTGCATCCCCGAGGACCCGATCCCGGAATTTGTTGGAGAACGCTTCAGCTTTTTCCGCGCGCTCGTTCGCCGCTTTGATCTGCTTATCAACGTCAGCACGCATGCGCTCGGTACGCTTATCCAGCACCTCGTCAATTTTTCCGGCGGCGATAAGCTTCGCCTCTTCATCGTCAGAAAAACGCTGGAGAATGCCGCGTACAGCGTCTGGGTCGATACCCTCAAAACGTGAAAGGTTTTCTTTTTGCTGCTTGATGGTGCCCAGCAGCTCAGAGTTTTTTGTTTTCAGGCCTGTAACTTCATTGGTCACACGCTCATCAATCAGCTTCTGTATTTCGGGGGTGATTTCGATACCACCGCCACCACTGCCCTCACCGCCGCTTTCAGGTGCGTAATATTTCAGAAGCATGTTTCGAATTAACATAATTTCCCCTTGGGATTTTGTCGGGCCTCGCCCATAAAAAAGCCCCGGCGGATGCCAGGGCGTGAAGTAAGAAGTGGCTGTTAGTTGTCAGTGCCTGAGAGCTGCTTCAAGCGTTCCAGGCTGATCCACTCGCCTTTGTCAGTGAACATATCAGCCAGGTCGATTTCACCCGCGCGGAACAGACGGCCACGCTCGGCACCCAGAACCTGATCCTGCCTTTGAGCTGGCTGACGCGCGAGCCATTCAAGATACGTGGTTTTAGCAGGTACCTGCCCATCCATGCTGGCACGAGTGCCCTCGTCCATCTCATTAATATCAATGCCGAGTTCGCGCCAGGACTTGATAATCAGGGTTTCAGTAGAACGGCAACAGAAATGAATTTTCCCGGGCCCTTGCAGGTAAGTTACTTTGTGCCCGATCGGTTTATTATCCAAGGTGTAGCGCAGCAGGTCGCGAATGATGCAGTCGTGACTGGTTTTATTGTCCAGCGTAGACAGCCACTGTTTACCCTTCACGATGTCGCTGTGGGCGCGGGTGAAGCTGTTGCGTGCGGTGGCAGCCAGATGATTAACGGCTGTTTTAGCGATGCTGGCGGCGTTTGCCCTGCTCATCTGAAGCGCGCCGTCGCGATAGTCTTTATTAGCATGGCCGCGCACGCTTCGGGCGATGGTTTCAACCGTGTCGCCAGCAAGATAGCCACGGCGTACAGCGTTTACGATCCGCGCCAGCCTGTCCGATTCCAGATTCTCCGCCCACTCACTCAGCAGGCGCCCCTGAAATGGCTGAGCCATCGCCGCGGCATAAACCATATCGGCGCTAATTCCCTGTAGCGGGTAGCGTGCCAGCACCTGTGAGGGAAGAAGGGAATCGAACAGGCTCAGCTGATAACTGACCTCGTTCCTGCAAAGCGCCAGCAATTCCCCTTCCAGCCCGGACTGCATCGAAGCGACAGCCTGATGATTAAGTTCGCGTACGCTGCCGAGCAAGCTTTCCAGACGTGTAACCGTGAAGCTATCAGCCGGGAGCCGATCCAGTGCATCCAGCAGACGGGCAGATAGTTCTGCGTCCGTCTCGTTAAGCAGCTTCACCATCCGGTTAGCGACACCTGTCGCATAGCGGCTAATCCAGACGGAATGAGCAATGGCCTCATCCCGCAAACTTTCGTTGACTGTTGCCATATCAGCCCCCGGTCAATGAAGGAGCCTGATTGCGGAGCGAATCAATCACATCATCCGGACTGTCTGCCGGGTTGATGAGGTCGAGTTTCTGAAGAGCCCTAATCATGTCAGTATCGCGCAGCGCGCCGGACTGCCAGGCGTTCACAATAGCGGTGACCATCCCGGATTCGGCAACCTTCGCGATAAATTCCTGGTTGATGATGTAGGCTGGTTCACCCCCATTAATACCCAGGTATTTTGCACACCAGCCCAGCGCCAGCGTGTAAGCCTCGGAAACGTTCGAAACGCAGATACCTAGCACCGATGTTGATGATGTCTGCTCACCGCTTGCCTGCGTTGCAGTCTTCGCCGTGGCGTTCTGCTCAATCAGTCGGGCGCCCAACTGCACCATGTAATCGCGTTTGCTGTCCATGGCCTCTTTAGCCAGCATGTTCGGCTGCGCCTGGGCATAGCCAAACGACCCATCTTTGGGAAGCATTAGCGGTGAACGGGAACCAATTTTTACTCCGGTCTTCTCAAGGTGATCTCGCCAGCCGGTATCAAGACCAGTCATATACGGCTGCACCTGGCCACAGAACCACACGCTGTCCTCATAGTCAGCACTGTTTCGGTAATGACCGTGGTTTATCTCCACCAGCGCGGCCAGCGGTGAATCATCAATGGTAGGATCGTTGTTCTGAGCACCGACAAAGGTGAACGGGATTTCGTCCCAGTAGTCCTTCCCTTTCGGCTTAGGGTGATACTCACTGTCAACGGTATAGGTTCCGCTTGCAGTGCCACCAGCCCGGCGCCATACCCGGCAGATGAAACGCCTTTCTTCCAGCGCCAGCTCGCGGTACTGGATTTCATCCTTGTAAGCGTAACCATCCGGCTCTTCTACGCATTCGCGCAGGACCACCAGCACCAGTTGATCGCGCCCATTGATACGCTTCGTCCGCCAGTTAATGATGTTCTCTGCCGGGTAGCGGAGGATGATCGCCTCATCGGAGGCTTCTGCGTAATCGACATAAAGCCCCTCCCGTGCAACTTCCAGTACGTTCTCAGCCACCAGCTGTGACTGCTGATAGATGCTGGTACCGGCCCCGTCAGCATTGTCCAACAGGTATTTCAGCTTCTCCGGACCGTTGAAGGTGGGATCCTTGCGATACGCCATCCCAAGCATGCCGATCTTCGTATTGCCGGCAATGGCGTAAAATACAGCGCGGCGCAGATAGTCCTCATTGCGTTTACGATTGCGCGTGGATTTATCGGTTGGATCGAGATAAGGCAGATATTTATTGCCCGCCGCTTTTACGGCCTCAGCTCCTTTGCAAAAGTCTCTGTATTTCCGCCAGGCAGCAGAAGCCGCCCGGTGTTCTGGTCGAACCCAGGTGATGTCGTCGTTTGCCATATCAGAAAGTGGTGTCCATGGTGATTGAGTATGCCGGTTTCACGATGGGGTAATCCTTCACAATGAAGTATCCACCAGCATCATTGGGGTGATCGTTATCAGCTTTTTTGTCCGGCTCTCCGTTCGCTGCCCAGACCTGTTGTTCGAGGCTTTCGGTGTAAACCGGGCAATTCTGGACGTTAACCAGATAGCGGCGCTCACCATTGGCGTTACAGAACATGGCGTTCATCGAGTTAATGCGGTCTTTAACCGGGGGGTTTGCATCATCAACGATGACGCTGAATCCGGCATCATTAAGCTGGGCAATATCGGTCTTGCTGGCGTTCTGCGATTTGCGGGAGTCGCCTGACGCATCCGGATAGATGTAAATCTCCCGGCTCTTCACGTAGCGACCATCCTCGTAGCGCCAGAACTCTTCCTGTATACGCTTAATCATCGCCGGCGTGTCGTAGACCTTCACCAGCTCGCGAACCGCGCGCGGTAGCCCGTTACGCTTTACGTGAACAATCGCGGCCATTTTTCCAACGTTGAAGTCCATACCGATAAACAGCGGATCCCCATCCTTAATCTCGTCAGAACAGTTGTTCAGCTTACGGTTAAAGGTGTGGTAAATGGTTCCGCTATTGAGGTTCGTGAACTTCCCGCGCAGGTATGCCTGAATCAGTTCATCAGGATAAGAACTCAGCAGCGACGGGATGTAATCCGGGGGCAGGTTCTTCGCGTTGTCGAACGTACTGGCCTGTATCAGACCGTACAGAGCAGAAAGCTCGGGGTTTTCACGCACAGCCTTCACGAACTGCTGGTAAACGAATTTGAAGCCTTCCGGCGTTGTGGTGACATCGATGCCGTTACGCAACCCATCGACCTTGTAACGCATACGGGCGATGATTTTTCGCCAGGCCTGCTGCGCTTTAGCAGCCGCCATGACGTCCAGTTCATCCACCATCGCATTACCGATTTTAAAGCCGACTATCGAACCTGGCTTCTCCATCGAGCGGCAGATTGTTGTCCCGCGGTACCGTCGCCCCTCGTAGAAGTGAACCTCTTTGTTCCCCTCATTGATTATGACGCTCAGCCCCCAGTCAAAGGCCACCTCTTCGATCGTCGGATAGAAGATGTCACGAATCTGCGGGTAAGTTGGCGCGAAATAACCCTGGTTGATTTTAGGGTGCTCCCACATGCCCTTACAGATGCCGCCACAACCCACCCACGTCTTACCGGACCCGAACCCGGCAACGTAGGCTTTGAATTTGTGCTGCATCGCGAGGAAACGCGCCTGAGGAATGTTAAGTGTCGGGCTGATTCCCATCTTCTGCCCTCGCATCCACTACGTTGATTTGAATCTGCACGGGCGTTGGTTCGTCATCATCACCATCACCGGCCAGCTCTTTGCGGAGTTTTTCCACCTCCAGCTGCCGGCGGTCGATTTCGATTTGCTGGAGACGCTGAGCGAACTCGCTATCCGCCAGACCAAGCCGCTTCATTACCGCTTCGAACATTCGCTCACGGCTGATAGCGGTTATCTCGACGCCGTTTTTGCCGACCTTCACGCCGGAGTACGCGAGCCGAGAAGTTGCCGGGAGTTTGCGAGTATCAGGGAAATAAGGCTGACCGATGCCGTCACCGTTGCAGCGCGGGCATTCTGGGTTTGGTTCTCGGTTGTGGTCGTAGCCGTAACCGCCAGTATCCTGCGGCAGCCTGGCACCTTCCCTTCCCTCGACTTTTGCCGTTTCCTCATCAAACTCAACAGCATCGCGCCACTGGTAGTGGTGGCCGAAGCCCCAGCAGTAACGACACGCACCGCGGCGATACTGCGAAAGCTGGTTTGCATCGAAGGTGGCAAGCTGCCACATCTGCGCGAGGACTTCATCGGCACCGCCAAGCGTGCGCACAATGGAGGCTTTCTGCTGATGCGCAATGGCCTGCGCAACGTTAGGATTCGTTATGAGCTGACGACCGTAGTTTGGGTCACTATAACCGGCGCGTGCAGCTGCGGCGGTGGCGTTATTGTCCTTGAGGTACTCCGCGACAAATAAGCGCTGCTGAGCGGTAAGTCCATCATCATCCGCAAGCTCATTTGCGCTTTTATCTTTCTGCGCAGTGCGCACTTTTTTTTGCGCAGATTTTTGTGCAGTTTGCGCAAAAGTTTTTTTGATATATCGACGGGCGGTAGCGTAGTTCAGTCCCTGCGCTTCACACCACTCCTTTGGTGATACGCCGGTTGCGGCATGTTCGGACAGGAACCGTTGCTGAAGCTCGCCCCAGTCCGGTCTTGCCATTATTTACTCCAATAAAAAAAACCGCCCTGAAGCGGTTAAACTTTGTTGAATGCTACGCACTGTATCCAGAGGTTTTCTCGCAGCCTCTGTTTTTCAGCCATTAAAGACTCGAATATTTCACCTGATGATTGTCCACCATCGCAACTGTAGACCTCACCATACGAATACGCCGGTAAGTGCTCCCATGTGGTTGCATCGTAAGCATTCCATGAAAAAAAACCACTGCTCTTTCTCTTCCATAACCCCTCCATATGACGAGGAGTTATTGTGCATTATCGCAGGCACTCAGCGAATGCCTGCTGTAATGCCTGCCACACTCTCGCAGTGGCTGCGCTCATGCCCTTGAGTTGCTGTCGCTTCATCGCCGCTTATAACCGGTGCGCGTCTGGCGTTCGTGCTACTTTACCGGAGCATGTTCCTTTATTTACCCTCACATCGATATGCTATACATGCTCGCCATTACGCGACTCGGGGCAGCATCATGGCTGCTGCATGGCCTTATGGCTGCGGTCAACCCGCTTACTGCTTCAAGGTCTTTAGCCCATCCACCAGTGAAAACAATCTGAGGAATTTCTTAATATCCCACGCTTACGCTTGTTGTTATCTGCCTGGCTGCCAGGCTATACATGACTCTGATGCGGAGAATGCCAACTCCGGGGAACATCAATAAAAAGAGCAACGAAACTGAGACTCCTGTAGCCCTCTCAGAGAGGGCTTTTTTTGCAAAAAAAAAGCCAGCTCGGACAGAACTGGCTGGGTCTAGCAGTAAGTAGGTATTACTTCGCACTCATTTCGACGTGTACCCTATTCCTTTAGTCAAGCATTCAGATGCCGGGTGCCTCCCGGTGGACTTGCATCACTTTGCAAACCCGCAACGTTACGTCCAGCAGTGACTGGTTGCCCCTCCGCTCAGGGGGATTCATCTGTATGGCAGAGATATCGAATCACTCGTGCCATTAAAATGTAGCTGACAGACAAAATAAAGTTGTGAGCATTGTTAAAATTCTTCGCTAATCATTCATTCCGTATACCCATCAGGCATTAGAAGAAAGTAGATTTTCGTTCCTTTGAGTTATTTATTTAATACACCTTTTTACTTTTGAGAAATGGATTACATTTACATTCTCTTGTAATGATGACCCCTTTGGTCTCCCTTCCGAATTGCAGGATTTCATTTCGGAAGGGACTTTTTTCCTTTCCCGCCTTGATAAATACTCATTATTTTCTAGACTCTTACATAGACTTTGCTATGTCAGGTGAAGTCGTCGTTCAGGACTACCCGTGTGCTCAAGGATGAGCCACCCTGATTTGTTCAAGCTTTTCACTGCTAATTAATCATCTGCGCCCCACGAATTGTCCATTTGTATAACGGAATTCTCAATATTTGCTACGGTTAAAGTCCAGAGGAGAGACTGTGTCCGAACCTCAGGGATGAGGCTCAATTTTTCCCGCAATTTGCTTTCCATGCTTTGTTATGCGCCAGGATGTCACGCTTCGTCTGCTTATCCAGTACATCCCAGTCGTGATGCGTACCGTAAATGGGTTTAACCCAGTCGCAAGCAGTGTCCACCACCTCAACCCTTACGGGTCCAGTTGTCCCGCAGCTCGCGATCAATATCGTCGCCAGGCATATGATTAACAGTCTGCTGTACATTGCTGGCCTCTTTCGTTGTTCCTACCCTGCGTTCGGCTGCTGCGACCATTGCCGCTGCGTTATCTTCGGTTCGCTGCTGGTCGGCTTTGGCTTCTGCTTTGCTGGTGCCGCGAATATGGCCCAGGCCAAAAGCGCCGGCTATAGCGGAAATGACCAGTGCGGCCAGCCCGATTATTGTCTCGATACCCACACTCACCTCATACCAGAACTGATTTCGCCAGGTTAAACAACGCACGGCGTTTTTCCAGCCCGTTGCGGCCGCCATTGATTAACAGTGTCACGCGCTCAACGTCGCCGGAATGAAGAAGGCAACCGCGGGAGGCATAGAACCATGCGGCTGAGCGCGCGGCGTATTCATCCTCTTCAAGCAGTTCCGGGTGGGTTACAAGGTCCAGTTTCAACGCCTGGCCACAACTGCGATAGTTACTCAGACCAGTAACCTGTTTCAGCCCGCGACCGCGATATTTCCATCCATCACCGGCAACCTGATTGCCCAGGTGTTCTTTTCCCCACTCACCACCGTATACCAGATTAGCGATCGCTTTCTGGTTTGCCGGTTGCGTTGCCGTTCTGCCAAGTGCAGCGGCTTGCTGTGATGTGATGCGGTGGCTGCCGAACGTCGGCACCAAGTTTTCTGCCGCATAATTAAGATTTTCCACCACACGGGTAAATCTTGAGCTTTCATGCCCCATCTGGGCAATAAACATCGCCTGATCAAGCTGTGTGGTTATGCCGTATTCCTTCATAGCGGCGTCGATATGCGGAAACCAGCGCGCAGCTAACCCGGCGCTGATACCAGCCGCCTTCTGAAATTGTGTTTGATTCATTAGCGCCTCAGATGATCAACCAGACGTGCAACGTTGCCTTTGACGGCCACCAGCACGGAAAGGAATATGATGTTTGCCGCAATGGTGGCCCATGATGAATGCGGGTAAATCCCACACAGGTACGCCAGCGGTACAGCGCTGTATGTGACGGTAATCAGCCAGGCTAAACGCGAAATCCATGGCCGATGCCGCGAATCGCCACGGCGATAAAACATCAGAGTAATCACAACACCGGCGCAGAGCAGCGCGTTGATAGTTGCTGTTGGGTCATTTAGTACCACCCGAACCTCCCCGGCGCGTTATCAGCGCCACCAGCGAGCCGATGTCCTGCTTGTTCAGGAACGTAAGGATTTGAACGGCTAACGCAGAAGCTATTACGGCACCGATAGCATCCAGAGGCTTCTCGGTGTACCCCGTCCAGGATGTGAGTTTTGAACCCAACAGCCCCGAACAAAGAATGCCGACGATATACGACACGAAGAAGTATGCCAGGCGACGTAACACACTCAGGTCAGCCGCTGTCGCTATGTAAAATACGGCGCCCGCAAATGCACCAAAAACAACACCGTAGTCAGTTCCGGTCAATAGACCGTAGACACTGGCTCCAGTCAAAGCTAAACCGGCCAGCCCCGTGCCGGAAAATGGATCGGACATCGGCCCCCCCTCATATTGCTGTAAATCCTCTCAGTAAATTTGAGGGGAAATAAAAAAGGCCGCCCTGAGGCAGCCTGTGTTCTTCGAATAATGTTCATAATGGTGGGGATATGGGTCCTTCCAGAACGACCGCTTCACCGTTATGGCAAAGATCGTAGCCACGAGTTAGATGCCAAACGCCTCTGATTATTTTTCCTGTAACCATATCTTCGGTTTTACCGTGCGAAAAGTAGGCGATCTGGACACAGTCATTGTGTCTAATCCAATAATATCCCTCTTTCATAATTCACCTCTTAAATTGTTTCATTTAGAAGTGTATATGACGATTCAGAACCTGGTGGTCGATAAAACGTTTTTTTGAGGATGTGATGCCGGGCGCTTCCTGGTGACTTATTTCTCATCGTCAAAGTCGTGTGCATACCTGCACATAGCAGTTAACCACACGTTCCACTGCTTAAGAGGGATTCACCACATTCATAACTAAAACAAGAAACATTCATCTGGTCAATGGATGATTAATAAGTGAAAAAAAAGCCTGCTCGGAAAAGCAGGCATAAATTGCTAAGTTGGCAATAACTGAGGGAGTGGTGCCGGGTGCCTCCCGGTGGAAATGATTACAGCGTTCATCTCCGCGCGCTGGTTGGACACTCTGGAAAAATGTCCTGCTGAACCGCCCCTCCGCTTAGGGGGATCCACCACAAAAACGCTTTCAGAAACATCCATTCCGCAGGATGCTTAAGAAGCATATGCGCAGTATGAAAAATCTGCCACGTAATCAGATGAATATATTCATATAAATGGTACAGGCAGAGGGCCTTCAATCACTTCAGCCTCTCCGTTGTGGCAAATGTCGTCTCCCTGCGTCAGATGCCAGACACCAGTTATCAACTGGCCCGTTTCAAGGTCATCGGTTACACCATCGGTGTAATAGGCTACCTGAATTCTGCCGTTGTGCTGAATCCAGTAGAAACCTTCTTTCCATATTCCCTCCTGCGTTTTTGGGGTAATTATAAATCACCGCAGGGTTAGATGGTTTTAGATATTCTTAAGTCGCTATTAAGCAAAAAGCCCCACGGGGTTGACCGCAGGGCTTTAAACGAATGCAATAAACCATCGTTAGAGCAAAATTACCACAGATTCGGGAAAAGTAAATAGCTCACGATAAAATAACGCCCTATTTTGTTATCTGTTTCAACTGTACATCGGCCCATTCCTCTTCGATGTCAAATTTTGTGATTAGCTGATCGTAAAAGGGCTTAACAGACTTCTTCCAGGTATCCAGGCTGATTGTATTCGTTATCTGGCACACCGCGGCGTAAGCCTTAGTTGAGGGGATACGCTCATATCCACGTCCGCCGCAGCGCTTGCAATCAGCTAAAACCGGAACGCCCTGCCGTTCTGTAAGAGTCTGATTAATGGCTTTCCCGCGACCATTGCAATCTCTACAGGCGCAACTTACTACCTTCCTACCCTTACACTGAGGGCACAGAACGCGCGCTATCTCCCTGACCTGTCTGCGAATCTCAAACTCAGAAGGTCGAACATCTTCGACGCCCATGAACAAAGACATCTTCACGAACTTCTTCTCTTTTGCCGGAGTGTGAAACTTCGTGCTGAAAACCTCCGCATCAACAAACCCTTCCCCATTGCAGCCATCGCACTGCTTCACGCTGGCGGCGCTGCGGGAATAGTCCTCGAACGCGATGGTGGCCAGCTGGTGCATCACCATCGGTTTAATCTCTGCATCAAGCTTCCGCAATGCCGCAACCCGGTCACATTTGGTCAGCGCGTACTGGGCCAACAATTCAATTGCCCTCTCCCGGTCATTATTGCTGATCCCCATCTTCCCGAGAAAAGCGCTATAACCCATGGCGGCCCGTTCCTGCGTCATGCCCATAGCGGCCATAATATCCGTTCCGGTTAATGAGTCTGACGCAGTAGCACGCGGAGAGTCGCTAATCATTGTCGATTTGGCGAAGTGATATTTGAGGGTATTTTCAAGATTCATGCGGTCTCCAGCTCGGTAATGGTGAGTTCTAATTTCCCGCCCTTAACGACAGGCATCTTCACAACGCGATAGTCGACTACCTGGCAGTCATCCAGCCAGAATTCCGCCTTGGTTAAAGCGTCGAATGCAGCTTTTTGGAGGTTATCCAGATCGCGGCGCCGGCGGTCGGGCATATGACATTCAATTCGGATTTTGAGTGGTGCTGCCGTGCGGATATTAAGCCGGGCGCTTCGAATGACGCTGGCCACCGCATAGCGATACTCGACGCCATCAGCACTGATATGCGTTCGCCCGCGGTTGTGCCGGTAATAACGGTTGTTGCTTGGGGGCCAGGGCAACGTGATGCGATATATCTTCACGTTCACCCCCACATCCGGTTTCGCCAGCGGCTATCCGGGCGTGCTGGTGTGTTAGATGTCGGAAGGAATGCACTGACAGTCCATGTCATGTAATCCTCATTAAGGCTACGCTCAACTCGCACCCCGCGAGATTTGTAACGCTTAACCAGTTCGTCGGCCTGTTCGGTGCTGCAATCAGTGTGGTGGAACCAGGTATTCTTCATTCCTTCACCCCGCAAAGCCAAGTAGCTGAGCGGCGACATTCTCTGCCTCATCTCGACTAAGAAATGAACGGCACAAGACCCAGCGCCAAAGAACATCAAGCGCAGCTTTATAGAGCTGCTGGAATTCGATCTCGTCCATGTTGGCGAATGAGATGCTACGAGGGTGCTTTTTGAGTGTTCCGTCAGGTAGCTGAATAGCATCAAAGTGCCCTGCCTCGACGATTACCCATGAGCGGTAGGCATCGAAGGATTTGCACAAGCTAATGCCATTTGTGACGCGCCGGTAAGCAACCTGCTCAAGATACTGCTCGGCAGCGTCGATCAGCGCGCCCTCATTCCCGCCATACGAAGCCAGGAACTTGGCGTAGCCGGTTATCAGCTTCCGCTCGTTACTCGAGATAGCCCCGCCGGCTGGTTCCCAGTATTCAAAACCGAGGCTGAGAAGCGCGAAAAAGCGCCGGTGAAATACAGGGTTTCGTACCCGCCTGAACTCGGCAACAAGAACATCGCCAAGCCGGGTTTTGGTTTGCAGGATATCGCTGGTCTCGGGCGTAGCCGGGATCAGTATTCCTGAGTGGTGTTTTATAAGTTGTAATTCTAGCGCCATGGTTATCTCCGTGGCGCATCAGGTATAGGTTGTTCAGGCCTATGAAAGAATAATATCAGACGGTGGTGTAACTCGGTACCCCAGTCGTTTTGCAAATTGCATAAACCCGTTGAGAGTAAAGATTTTTTCCTCGTCGAGTAACGGTCGTAATGAAACTATTCCATTTACTCGATAAACCAGATATCTCCCTTCCGCCGGGAAGCTATAAATTACTGCTTTATCGGCCCTTCTGACCACGTCGTACCATTGATCATCTGCATTAAAGGCTTCTGCACTACACACTATTTCCCCCAGAGCGACGTATTGACGCAATAAACAGTAACCGGGAACAGCCAGGGGAACGCAAACAGCGATACTCTTTGAAACTGCTCCAGTAAAATTCACGCGATTAATAAAACCACTCGTCCGCGCTTTTCCAGTTCTTCTGCACGTTGTGTTCGACCTCTTTCTTGTCGCCACCGAAATCAGCCAACCCATCATTGCCGGCACGCTTAATCGTAAGCTGGTAATCATCGAACTGCTTACTGAGTCTTTCGAGCAGTTTTGACTCAAGTGCAGGTATAGCCCTATCAGGAAGTTTCTTCATGCGATCAATGGATAACTCGATTTTCATTTTTCCCTCCGCAATGAACAACTGTATACATATACAGTGCATTTATAAACGTATCTCACGGATTTTGCAACGATTAATGAGTGTTAGGACGACGGAGCGCTTGCAGGCTTGTAGGTATCTGTTTTATGGACGATATGGGAGGAAACTTGGATTTGGTCGTCAAAAATCAATAGTTATGTTGAATAGCTTTAAGTGGAATTTGTGCAGTTTCGCTACAAGATTTTGGTTTTGAGGTGAAATTAATAAAATGAAAATTCGGAAAGGTTATTATGGAGCTTGCTGTTATTGAGAAAAAATTAGTCAGCAAGCTCTGAAACGACTTGAAGCATTACCAAAGCGTAATGTAATCCAACCGATTATAGAAATTTACTGAGGTGCAGGCACTCTTTCATCCGGACGGAAAGCCTCGATCCCGACTTTCTGACCATAAGAAAGTTCAAGTGTGTTGCCATCAGGATCAGCGAAAAAGACATAATAACCTACCGGTTCGCCTGCCTGAGCCGGTTCTTTTCGCAAGATGCCTTCCATTCTAGCCATCGCTACCTTGTTGTCGATTTCTTCAATGCTTGAACAAGCTACTCCCAAGTGACCAAAATTACCTAAAGGGGTGTCAGTCACAGCATCAACCTGGACAAGGACAAGCGCAAAAGGGCGAGTTCGGTCACTTAACCACGCGACTTTACGTGCCTCCGGAAGATCAGGCTCTCGCCTATGTACGACTTCCATACCAGCATAACGGCTGTAGAAATCAATACTTTTTTCCAAATTTCTAACAACAAACGCAACGTGCGTAAAACCGACATCAATCTCTTTCATTAGGCTAATCCTTTGACTATATTGAGAATCGCCATCTTAATAGCCCAAGCTAACTTGAGGTCAAGGGCCTTTCAATCAATGCTATTGCTGGATTTCTTGCACGTATCGTTCAATGTCGTTCAGGGTTGCAGCCTATGCTAACTAACTCCAGCAAAATGAAGATAAGGCCCGCTACGCAAAGAAGAAGAGATAAAGTTAAAGCCACAATGAAAACCATTAGAACCTCCATGTGATAATTTTTACTACCACAATCTTAGAATCAATTTTTACTTTGTCACGTGTGCATACCAAGCGAATTTACGTTGTAGAATCGTGCATTCCTCGTAGGATTAAACCACGTTAGTTTAGTGGTTTTTTTTGTGAAGCATTTTACTCTTTATGGACAATTTTAACGTTACCGTACTCGTTTTTGTAAATTTTTCAGTTAACTAGCCCTAACTGATCTTTCGTATGCTACTTTAGAAGGAAATCCTTTAAAGTGTGCAACTATGCTTACCACTCTCATCTACCGAAGCCACCTGCGAGCTGATACACCAATTCAATCCATTATTGACATGGTCAGTGAAGCAAATTCCCGAAATGAATGTGCGGGGGTAACTGGTGTTTTACTTTTCAATGGAATTCATTTCCTACAGCTTCTGGAAGGTGATGAAGCAGCTGTAATGCAAATCTATGAAAAGATTTGCCTAGATACACTTCACTTTAACATTGTAGAACTCTTATCCGATTATGCCCCCTATCGACGATTTGGCCGCTCAGGCATGGAATTGATTGATATAAGACTATTCAGTAAAGAAGAGTGTCTGGACAGGGTTCTTCAACGTGGAACAACCCAACATAAAATGCTTTACAACGACAGAGCTTTAAGGTTTTTCCGTACATTTATAGATTCTGCTGAGACAGATAGCTATTATGAACTTCCTGATAGGTTCAGTTGGTTTTTTTCATCCGATCAAATAGATGTATCATCGGTTGATCCCGCTATTATCGAAGACATGTATGCAGTTATAGACCCTCTCGCTGCCCAGATTCATTCTTTTGTCTTGAATGCTAAATCAGATAAAGACGTTATAAAAGCCAATAATTTATTTTTTGATTTGGAATCGAAGAAAGATTTGTTAAAAATTGCAGGGAGTTTCATTACCTCTTCACAACGAGTATCAATAACACTCCTGCCTTTAACCTTACTTAGGGTGCCGAATGCGATTGAGATTTTGCTCAATTACATCAGAGAAAGTAACTTACACCCAGAACAAGTTATAGTTGAGTTTTCTGAGAGCGAAATAATTCCTGAAATTGATGAGTTCGCGCATTCCGTGCAGATTCTCAAAAGCTGCGGTTTAAGCGTTGCTATTAATGACTTTGGTGTGGGAAATGCAGGTTTATTGTTTCTTTCGAAATTTCAGCCTGAGAAGCTCAAAATACATCCTCAACTAATCCATAATATACATAAGGACGGTTCTAAGCAGGCGATACTGCAAAGTTTAATACGTTGCGGCGAACTTTTAGAGATAAGGATTTGTGCAACAGGTGTCGAACAACCAGAAGAATGGATGTGGCTAGAATCCGCTGGGATATTTTGCTTCCAAGGCAATCTTTTTTCAAAATATGATAAAACTGGATATTTGAAGATCTTCTGGCCAGAATCTAATGAATTCATAGAATGTTAAAATGAACTAGTTGGTTTTCCGGCATGTCACAAAAGCGCCTCGTCACTACCCGAAGCGGCTTATCACGTGAAGGTAGTTTTTAAGGTCATACACAGGCTGGAATGTCAGCTTTGTGCCAGTAGCGAAAGTAGTTAACAACCATCAGTGTTGTTTAACGGGGAAAGGATCACTACAACCTCTCAAATAAAGCGTTGCTCGATGCAGGTTTATTGACGTCGGGCACAACCGCTTGCCCGTTTCATTTGGTTATTTTTATCTTGCGAGCCTTTTTTTAACACTGCCACAATGCATTGATAACAATATAATAACATCATCTCGGGTCACCACCTTTTGCAGGGAGAAAAATGAAGATGTTGCGATCGCTACAGGCGCTCTGCCTGATGAGCTTTTTTCTGGCGGATGTGCGCGATGGGCTCGGCCCCTTTCTCGGCATTTATCTCACTGAACAGCACTGGCGACCGGATGAAATTGGATTTGTGATGACCGCAGGCGGGATTGCGGCGCTGCTGGCGACGGTACCCGCAGGGATTATGATCGATGCCACGCGCAAAAAGCGCCTGCTGCTGCTCGCCTGCTGCGCGCTGGTCACGCTGGCGACGCTCATGCTCTGGTACAGCACCCGTTACAGCATTGCGATGTTTTCGCAGATTGTGTCCGGGCTGGTCGCCGCGCTGATTGGCCCGTTGGTAGCGGGGATCACGCTGGGCCTGACCGGCCAGCGCGGCTTCACGCGGCAGATGGGCCGCAACGAGGCGTTCAACCACGGCGGCAATATGCTGGCGGCCGTGCTGGCAGGCGGCGCGATGTGGCTGTGGGGCATCGGCGCTGTCTTTGTCCTGATGACGGGCATGGCGGTTTTCACCGCGCTTAGCGTACTGGCGATCCGCGAGCAGGATATTGATCATGACGCGGCGCGCGGCCTTGAAACCGGCGATAAGGCGCAGGTGGTGCCGCCGCTGTCAGTGCTGATGCGTCATCCTGTGTTGCTGACGACCGGGATCACGCTGCTGCTGTTTCACCTCGGAAACGCTGCGCTGCTGCCAATGCTCAGCATGCGCGTGGCTGCTACCGGCAGCAGCCTGTGGAGCCCTGGAATCTACGCGGCGGCGACGGTAGTGATTTCGCAATGCGTGATGATCCCGGTCGCCCTTCTGACCTCCGCGCAGGCGCAGCGCTATGGCTACCGGCGGCTTATTCTGATTGCGCTTATTGTGCTGCCGGTGCGCGCCGCCCTGGCCGCCAGTTTTGCCGGGCCGTTATCCGTTATTCCGGTGCAAATTCTGGATGGCGTTGCCGCTGGGATCCTGGGCGTGGCGGTGCCGGGCTATATTGTTAACGCGCTACGCGGGTCCGGGCACATCAACGCGGGGCAGAGCGTGATTATGCTGATGCAGGGCGCGGGTGCCGCGTTCAGCCCGGCGCTGGCGGGCAGCATCGTCGCGCATTCGTCATGGCGCATGGCATTTGCGACGCTTGGGGGGGTGGCGCTTGCGGCATTAATTGTCTGGTGGCGCGCGGCCGGACGGGTATCGGCTACGGCATAATAGCCGCAAACCAGCTGCTCAGTATATACTGTTGATATTGCGTTCTTCTTTGTGAGAATGGCTCATGATCGCTTCCGTTCTTATCGCGCTTGTCGCCGTCATACACATCCATATTCTCGTGCTTGAGATATTTTTGTGGGACACGAAAACAGGCCGCAAGGCTTTTAATCTCAGCGCTGATTTCGCCCGAGACAGCCGGGTGCTAGCCGCCAATCAGGGGCTGTATAACGGTTTTTTAGCGGCGGGATTGTTCTGGGGGCTGTGGCTGGGCGACGGTGGTCTCCAGTTTAAATTGTTTTTTCTAGTATGCGTGCTGATTGCGGGTCTGTTTGGCGCAATCACCGCCAGCAGGATAATTCTTTATGTGCAGGTGCTGCCCGCACTGCTGGCGTTAATTGCGCTGTGGATGGGACTATAACGGCGCAGGCCGCGCATGTGCCTCATTCAATAATGCTTACCTGCGACTGGCTGTTCTACCAGGAGAACAGCACGAGATGCCAGAGCCTTGGCTCTTTGCGGGAAGGGCCGATTAATCTGACGTGTTCCCTGATAATTCACACAGAAGGCTGTTAGCAATGTCCGTTCATCGCTCAAAGCAGACCATTTAATCCCTACGCCCTCCCATCGGCTTTCATCCGCTCATACTTGGCTTTGAGCAACTCAGCTGGCGTTGGCCCCTTCTGCGTCAGTGGCGCCGCCAGAGCCCGTCGAACAGGCGGAATCGGCTTCCCAGCCAGCACCCGCTTTTCCCACTTATCCAGAATATCTCCGGCCTCACGCTCGAGCTCTTTATGACTGAGTTGCCCATCAGTTCCGCGGCGCCGTATTTCGAGGCAAATGTGGTAATAAACCGGCTTAGGCCACGGATACAGCTCGCTGCTCGGGTACCGGAACACCAGCTTACGCCACTTCCAGTATTCAGCCATGACGTCACCGGTGGTGATTCCCAGCACGCAGCGCCCTTCCCTGCACCACTTGATGAACTGGCCAGGTGACGGCAGGAATGGACGCTCCTGACGACGCACCATACGCATGCCTGCTTCAACCTGCTCCATTGTGGTTATCCCGTTTTCTTTGAAAGCCAGCACCCATTGCCGGCGAATCTCGTTCACGTCTTCCTGGCTGCGATTAACCAGGCTTGCCGGAAACGCGGCCGCCAGCTGAACGAATAACCCGTTGATAATCTGCGCCACCTGCTGCGTTTGTTCGCGTTCGGTGTACTGCTCAGGCATGTTGTGCGCCACGCGGCGAACCTGTTCCCGGTCAAAATTGCGAATGCTCTCGGCTAGGTTTTTCATTCCAGCACCCCGTCGATCCAGTCGGTGTTATGCAGGTCGATACCGACCCGGGAAAGTTTTACCGCCCCGGTTGCGCGCAGCCGTTTGGTGGTGAGCTGATCCCACTTCTTGCGCAAACTCGAAGGGCTCAGGATGTTGTCTTTCCAGAACTCGTCCCGGTTGGCCCACTGGAACAGGTCACAAATTTCGTAATGTGTGCGCTTGTCCTGGATACGCATCAGCCTGATGGTGTTTGCCCATTCAGCCCAGTTGGGTTCGGAGAGCGATGCGTTGACGGTGAGGAGCCTGTCGTAAATCCAGCGTGCGGCCTTGAGGTCGTCAGCAGATCCCCATGATTTACCTGCCGGGGTGTATATCCCGGCGGCAGCTTCTGGATGGCGCGAGAGAAACTTTTGAGTTTTCTGGTTTCGGGATTCGTCAGAATTCCGAGACGAGGATATTTTAATATTGTTCTTGTTATAGTCTTGGGTGTCTACCGTTTCCGGGAAGGTTTTTCCCGTTTTCGGTAACACTTTTCCCGTTTTCGGGAAGACTTTTCCCGTTTTCGGTTTGTCTAAAATCCAGGCTGAAAGGTCAGTATTTATACCGACCGTTTTCATCACGCCCTGTTTATGACTGAAGATAATTTTGCGTTCAGTGAGCGTTTTGAGCGCATCAGAAACGTGGGAATCACTCAGCCCTGTAAGCTCAGCGATCACCGTGTTCGTAACGCGGTCCTGTTTCTTGTTCCAGCCGTAGGTAAGCCAGATCACCGCCTCAAAACACTGCCACTCCCGGCCTGACATTCTCAGACGAGGCTTGAGTTGTTGGATCTCGTTAGCGACCTTGGTATACCCGTTCGACAGGTCGGCCATACGACCTCCCGGTTGTTCGTTTCTATGGGGGAAATTGATAATTTCAGCTGTGTTTGACATACTTAGCTCCGCAATTACACTCCGTTTTTGCACCTGAAAGCCGTTGGTGTTCGAGCACCGCGGCTTTCGCCTTTTCTGAATTTTTCACATTGCCCCCAACATGGTTGTCACCATCGCCAGCAGCGGCGCCGTAAGGTCCGGATCGATTCTGAACATCTCAAAAATCCCCTCGCCTAACTCCTTCAGTTTTTCCTTCTTCGGTGCATCGAGCATCAGAGCTTGCTTCGCCTCACTCACCTCTTTCTCCAGCCTGGCCATGCGGTAAGCAAACGAGTCGTTTTTAACGACACGGTCGCGGTATCGAAGCGGTAAGACAGACATGATCGCGGGCATGAGTTGCTCGACATTCTTTCGGTACGATGCGGAGTCTTCTTTGTTGTCGAGCCAGCGGAACAGCTTCACGTTCCAGACATCGGCCTGGCCTGAGAAATCCACACCATCAAGTTGAAGTTTTTCCGCTGCTTCCTGGATTTGAAGTGCAACAGGTATGCGCCCTTCTGCCGCCGCCCAAGCTCGCACCGCTGAGCAGATATCGCGATTATCGATATCCTTCACTGCCGATTCGCTTTGATGACACTGGAATATCAGTGAATTAGAGGAAGCTCTGCTACTCTGTTGAAATGAAACAGTTTGCATTGTTAAGGCTCCTGTTTAGGTAAACCGTCTGTGGGATTCGGGTAAAGATCAGGGCGCAACTCGTGTGGAGTCACGCCGGTAACCCCATAAATTAGTAGCACTCGCTCAGCCGGGATCCCCTTGCGGCGCCAAAGCGAAACAGCCATTTTTGAAACGCCGATCAGAGTACCAAGCGCACTGGCCGAGCCAGATCGAAAAATTGCAAGTTCAATTCCAGTCATAGGACCTCCTTAATTGCAAATGAGTAAAGCATCAATTTACCAATCAGTCAATAAAAGCCTGCCTATCAAGTGGTAAAGCTATTGTTTACAATCCATATATGAATAGAAAAGAACCTAACCAGAGCCTAATTTCTAGGCTGACTGAATTGAATAACAAAGGCTTCTCAAAAACAGAGATGGCCAGAGTAGCTAATGTCAGCAAACAAGCGGTGACCGGATGGTTTCGAACCGGCAAGATGAGTAAAGAATCGGCACTTGCTTTAGCTGATGCAGCTGGGGTGTCGGTCCCTTGGCTCCTTGGTGAGGAAGTTGGCGAGAAAGACGGACTTAAGGCAGACGAACAGCGCCTGCTTGAGCTCTATCGCCAGCTGCCCGAGGAAGAGCAGAAGAACATGCTCCGCGTCTTCTCAATTCGCCTGAAGGAGCTAGATGAACTGTATGCGAAGTACATGAGTCGAAGGATCAAGGGCGATAACGGAGTAAATTAATCAATCCCTTAATTCCGATCTCTTCCATGAGATGTAAGGAAGTAATACTATGGATGCAAAAATATCTTTTCTTTTCCCATATACGACTGTTGGGATAAATCAGCACAATTTTTCCCCTGTACTAACTTTTGAATGCGACGTTTTACCTGTCAAAGCGGTACTGCAAATTGCTTTTTACTTTATCTGCCTGAAAAACAAAGAAAACTACAGATTAAGATTTGACATACTTCGAGATGGAACTTCTGTAATCGACGATAGCTGGGATAGAGATAAAATATTTATGTCAGAAGATCCATCTTCTGAACCCGATAAAGTAGCAGTTGGACTGAATATTGATCTTCCATCAGTACCATTTGATATGGAAGGAATTTATCAGATTAGTGCTGAGCTTTTTTACCCTCAAGATAGTAAAACACCCATTCACCAAAATGATGCCTTTTTTAAGGTAGCAAAGAAGGCTGAGTAAAAGTACATGCCGGAAAAAGTTACAATACTGAGACCTGGAAAAGAGACCATGCGGTTGCCTGCTGGACGCTATAACGAAAATAATGCATCATTCGAGCATGATGGCGGTAATGGCGGAGGTGGAAACATGCTTGAGGCTAGAGTTGCAAAACTCGAAGCAGATGTCGAAAACATCAAAGTGAATCTTTCTGAAGCACGAATGGATATTCGTGAGCTTACTAAGAGCTCAGCCTCTATTAAAACTGATATATCTACAGCATTACAAAAACTAAAAGATATAGACGAAAAGCTTTCATCTAAAGCAAGCAAAGATTTCGTTGATTCTAAAGCCGGCGATATCAAGGTTTGGATGTTAGGCTTACTTTTACTTTCTATAGCAATGCCAATAATAATGTTCTTGCTCAATCTTTATCTCAAAAAGCCGTAACCAGTTACCCAGCCACCGCGCTGGGTTTTCTTGCCTTCTCCCAACAGCCCAACCACCAAGCCCCTGCCCTGAACTCACAGATCCCGACCTTAGCGTCGGGATTTTTTTGCCCTCAATAGCTCATTTTCGTACTCCAGATACTTCAGGTAAAGAACAGCTGTACTTTTATGTATTCAATTGCTTGACCAAAAGGTAAAGTGGTGGTTTACTAGAATTACCAAAACGCACTACGAACCACCAAGGCAGGACGCCCACGAAGTAGCCGCCGACGGCATATGAACAGTCGGATGAGGTGGAGAGATTAACGCGCATCAGGTGTAAACGTTCCGCTGGCCGGCGATAAGGCAAACGAGGGTGAGAATGATTGATTTCGCACGCAAACCAGGACGGCAGCAGGCCGTAAAGCTGAACTTCTTCGAAGTGATTCTTCGCCGCCTGTGCTACCTGCTGGCGCAAAAGGGGAATCCAGATGTGTAACTCAACGAAATGCTGGTACTGCGGCAAGCCGGTTGAACCGGAGAAAGTAGTCAAAAGTACCCTTCTCTATCGCAACGGCTCACAGCTGGCGCGCAAAGATAAAGAATACTGCTCTGAACGTTGTGCTTCGTACGACCAGATGGCCCACGAGGCATAACGTAAAAGCCGCGCAAGGCGGCCCGTACGTCCGGTGCTCCCGACCAAAGTTACACCGGAAAACTACTTAAAAAACCAAAGTTCACCCAATGGGCGCTATCTCTGGCCCGGGGATCTTACATCCAAAAAAGAGGATCTCACATGGAATTTTTCTATGTAGTTAAGGCTACGCAGAAATCTGGCAAAGAAGACGCAGTGATTTGGTTCACTGCGAAATCAGAAGCCCGTGCAAACCTACAGCTCGATGTTGAGCTGGAAGATGCTGGTATTGAAACCGGACGCGGTAAGGATTATGCCAAACCGATTCGCACCGATTTTCCGGTCTTCGACGACCTCCCGGAAGAAAGTACAGTGGATTACACCTGGTGCAAACACTACGAACTCCAAGACGATGGACGCACTTGGCTACCAAAGGCTGGTGCTGAGTCTACTGGCGCCGTGGACAACACTGCCGCACCGGAAACGACCGTTAAAGTCGAAACTACCGTCGAGAGTGTCCCGCTTGAAAACCGCACTCCAGCGGTTCGTTATGCCGTCCACCTGATCAGCGACAAATACCAGTCACACATCACTAAAGAGCAGCAACTGGCTGCCAGCGAAATGTCTCTGGATGAAGGCAACACCTATCTCCAGAATCTGCTGCTGGCGAAGAACGACATCCCTGAAGTTGCCGAACTCAGCCTGAACGCTGAGTGGAAACTGGTTCAGGCGATTAAGCAGGTCTTCGCGCCAGATGAAGAGCACGAAGTAAAGCTACTTACTGCTTTCATGGCCGACTGGTTGAGAGTAGATGCCGGCGACCGTAATGAGGTAGTGAGAGAGTGGAGGAACGGAAAGCTTACTCTGCTCAAATCAGAAAGAACCAGCGACGCCGGGGTTGAAACTGGCCAGCATATCGCTACTGATGACGGTATCCAGATCGGCGAGCACGACGATGAAAACACCCGTTATCCAGTGTGCAGAATGCCCTTCCGCAAGCAACTTCTTTCACAGTTCACCGCCGACGAACTGCGCCACCACTTAACCCGCGAAGAATACGAAGGTATCAGCGCGCTGGAAATGGACACAGACAACAGCTATGTCCAGAACCTGCTTCTGGCGGCAGAAAACTGCGAAGAGGTTAAGGGTTACGATACCAAAGACCTGTGGCGCTACACCGACGCCATTCGCAAGGTGTTCAGCCAGGAGAAGCGTCACGAACTCGCTTTGGTTCTCCGATTCACCAGAATCTGGGCTGCGACTGATTACATTGACCGCGGCACCCTGGTGCGCGAATGGGTTGAGGGTAATCGAATTTCTGAAGTAGGTTCTCCTGCACCTTTAGAACCAGAAAAACCAGAAACAACCGAATCCTATAAACGCGCTGTTGCCCAGAACATGGCGAACTTGAGCATTGAGATCGCGATTGCTCAGCTTTACCCAGATGCAGTACCGGGGCAAATCAACCGTACGCAACTCCTGGCCGCCAAAGAACTCGCTGACAAAAAAGATGAGTCGCACGCCAAGGCGCTCAAGGTTCTTAGTAAAACCACCGACATCCTCGACTACGACGCCAACAGTATTTTTGGAGTTACCCGCGCTATTTCATGGTCTGGAGAAGAAAGCACAACCAAACTGCGTAGCCAGGTGCGTGAGTGGTTCACGGCGAACGGCATCTATGAAAGCGGTGAGCGCTCTAAAGGCTATCCAGAATGGAACGAAGACTCCCGCGAGGTTCGTCATTCCACAGTGGAAGAACCAAGTACTCCAAGCCAGACAAAGGTCGCAAGCCTTGGAAGCGGCGTGTTCTCCATCGATGGCCTGATGGATGGAAATACCGAACCGGTCATCAATACCAACTCAAATGAAGTCGAAAAAACGGAAAACACAGCGGAGACCACCAGCGATGTGCAGATGGAAACGGCTAAGCCAGAAAAAGACGAAGATGTTGGTTCGGTACCACCGAGCGAAAGCACTGATGCAGCTAATTCGCAGACAGATTCCGTAGAAGCAGACCAGTTGCACGAAACAACAATTGACGTTCAGGAATCGAACCCAGAAGTGGAGTTCCCTGCATACTTCGAACCTGGCCGCTACGAAGGTCTGCCGAATGATGTTTATCACGCAGCAAACGGCATCAGCTCAACTCAGGTGAAAGATGCCCGTGTGTCGCTGATGTACTTCAATGCGCGCCACGTTGAGAAAACCATCGTCAAAGAGCGCTCTGCGGTGCTGGACATGGGCAACTTGGTACATGCGCTGGCGTTGCAGCCTGAACAACTGGACGCAGAATTCAGCGTTGAACCGGTAATCCCGGAAGGCGCATTCACAACGGCCGCGACCCTGCGCGCCTTTATCGATGAGTACAATGCCAGCCTGCCGGCGCTGCTGTCTGCCGACGACATTAAGGTGTTACTGGAAGAGTACAACGCCACCCTGCCGCCGCAGGTTCCGCCTGGCGCTAACCTGGAAGAAACGGCGCAGAACTATATGGCGCTGCCAGCTGACCTCCAGCGTATTGATGGTGACCAGAAGCAGACGGCGACGGCAATGAAGGCTTGCATCAAAGAGTACAACGCGACCCTGCCGACGCCGGTTAAAACCAGCGGCAGCCGTGACGCGTTGCTGGAGCAGTTGGCAATCATCAACCCTGACCTTGTGGCTCAGGAAGCACAGAAACCGGCGCCACTGAAAGTGTCCGGTACCAAAGCAGACATGATCCAGGCCGTGAAGGCAGCCAAACCAGATGCCGTGTTTGCCGACGAGTTGCTAGATGCCTGGCGCGACAACCCGGAAGGGAAAGTACTGGTCACACGCCAGCAACTCAGCACCGCGCTGGATATTCAAAAAGCTCTTCTGGCACACCCGACCGCTGGCATGCTGCTGACCCACCCGAGCCGCGCCGTCGAGGTGAGTTACTTCGGCTTTGATGAGGAGACGGGCCTGGAAGTTCGTGTGCGCCCTGACCTTGAGATCGACCTGGACGGCGTGCGTATTGGTGCTGACCTGAAAACCATCAGCATGTGGAACGTTAAGCAGGAAAGCCTGCGCGCCAGGCTACACCGGGAAATCATTGAACGTGATTATCACCTGAGCGCGGCTATGTACTGCGAAACCGCGGCGCTGGACCAGTTCTTCTGGATTTTCGTCAACAAAGACGAGAACTATCACTGGATCGCCATCATCGAGGCATCCGCAGACCTTCTGGAACTGGGCATGCTCGAGTACCGAAAAGCAATGCGCGCTATAGCAACCGGCTTCGACACAGGGGAATGGCCAGCGCCAATCATCGACAATTACACCGACGAACTGAACGACTTCGACCTGCGCCGCCTTGAAGCGCTGCGCGCTCAGGCTTAAGGGGGATTTATGCAAAATACTAATGTTACGGTTACTGACCAAAACACCGTTGTTAACTCAAACGTGGCTTTGTTCGATTCCCAGTATCTGAACGCCATCAGCACGTTCGCGCAGATCATGGCGCAAGGCACCGCGACTGTTCCTAAACACTTACAGGGTAATCAGGCCGACTGCATGGCGGTAGCAATGCAAGCGGCACAGTGGCAGATGAATCCCTTTGCCGTGGCGCAGAAGACGCACCTGATTAACGGTGTGCTCGGGTATGAAGCTCAACTGGTTAATGCCGTCATTTCACGCAGCGGCGTGCTTGCCAGTCGTTTTGATTATGAGTGGTACGGTCCATGGGAAAAGGTTGTAGGAAAATTCCACATCCGTAAAGGCGATAAAGGCGAGTACCGCGTCCCGGGCTGGACCTTGGCTGACGAAGCCGGGATCGGCATCATTATCCGCGCAACCCTGAAAGGCGAAGAGCAGCCGAGGGAGCTTGATTTACTGCTGGCTCAGGCCCGTACCCGAAACTCTACCCTGTGGGCTGACGACCCTCGCCAGCAGCTGGCGTACCTGGCTGTCAAACGTTGGGCGAGACTGTTCTGTCCGGATGTGATTCTGGGCGTTTATACCCCCGATGAATTGGATGATCGCCGTGAAGAACGAGAGGTAAACCCTGCCTCAGCGCAGCACGTAAGCCTTGCAGACATTTCAGGTGACAACGTCACTACAACGCAAACGGCTCAGGAATCAGCTCAAAACATCGATGCACTTGCTGATGATTTCCGTGACCGCATCGAGGCGGCTCAGGATGTGGATAGCGCTAAAGCTCTGCGCGCAGATATTGAAACCGTGAAAGCAACGCTGGGTTCTGCCCTGTTCACTGAGCTGAAAAACAAGGCCGTGAAGCGTTATTACCTGGTAGACGCACGCAACAAGGTTGAGGCCGCAATCAATTCCTTGCCACCATCAGATGATCCTGATGCAGCTGCGCGGTTCGCAGAAGTAGAGCGCGTTCTTGCATCGTCGAAACGCCATCTGGGCGACGAGCTGCATGGTCAGTTCAGCATCACCCTGGCGGATATGAAACCGGAATATGTGGGCTAACGAGATCGGGAGGGGAATCCCTCCCTCAAGGAGAAGAAATGCGACTGATTAATCGAGGCAGTAAGCAATCCCCTTTGGCTCGCCAGGCATGTGAAATCGCACTCGCAGCCCACCAGCGAAGATATGGTGACTATGGGCGCAGCAAGATGAAAGAGACCTATACGGTGAGAGTGGAAGGCGTGAAGGTCTGGGTTGAAGTGGTCAACTGCAAGGCAAGCTACGTGGCCACAGCAATGACCGGCATGCGCCGACTGCGTTCCCTGCCCGGCCAGGCAAACTGAAACTGAAATATCAACGATTAAAGACCGGCATATCTATACTCATGCCGGTTACCTGAGGTGAACAATGTCGCAGGTAATTTACGATTCAGAATGGGGCGTTGCTTCAAAACTAAAAGAGAAGACAGGCCTTACAGATCGTCAGATTAAAAGCTATCGCCAAACCTCCTGGGTAGAAGGTGTTCATTTTAAGAGAATCCCATTGGATGGAAGCTGCTCCGAAGAGCGAGGACTTGTCTGGTACAACATCCCAAACATTAACAGGTTTGTGAAGGAGGCATAATGGCTGCAATGCCAACGGGTGTTGAGATCCACAACAATAAGATACGAATAAGTTTCAACTTTCAGGGCGTTAGATGCCGAGAAACATTGAAAGGATGGATCGTAAATGCTTCGAATCTCAAAAAAGCCGGGAATCTAAGGGCCAAAATTGTAAGCGAGATTCAGCTGGGCACTTTTGACTACCGGGGCGTGTTTCCGGAGTCAAAGGTAGCAGCAAAGTTTTATGCATCTAAAAATATTACGACGTTCGAAGAACTTGCAGCAACCTGGCACGAAAACCATAAAATCGATCTCTCCCCCAATGCCACAAGAAGCTATGGGATAGCTGTAAGAACGTTAACAAAACTAATTGGCCCAGAAACGCTGGTTGCATCTATCACCAACAGCGACATTCTGGGCTGGAGAAAGGAATTACTGACTGGCGAGACTAACTATGCTCCCGAAAAGAGGAGAAATAAAACTGGCCGCGCCGTTAGAACGGTAGATTATTATCTGGCCATCCTGCGACAAATCCTCGACTATGCTGTTAAAAATAAAATCATTTCATATCAACCATATGTCGGGATAAAAAGGCTTCGCAAAGGTCAAACAAAACCAGACCCGCTTCTGAGGCATGAGTTTGAGCAGTTGAAAGAGACTGCTCCGGCTCAGCAAAAAAACATGTGGCAATTTTTTGCTTACACCGGCGTTCGGCCCGGTGAGCTTTGCGCTCTTGCCTGGGAGGATATCGATCTTAACTCCGGCGAAGCTAACATTGCGCGCAATCTTACTCAGGAAGGATTGTTTGGACCACCTAAAACCGAAGCAGGATACCGGACGATAAAGTTACTGGAGCCGGCACTGGAGGCTTTGCGAGCTCAAAAGGAACTTACCGGGAGTGCCCCTAAGGTACCAATCACTTTTCACCACCGGGAGTTCGGTAAAACGGAAACGCAGAAACTGCACTTTGTGTTTATGCCTCGACCTCAGAAAGGCAAGCAGGCAGCCTACTATTCAGTTAGTTCTATTGTGTCACTATGGGATATTACGGTAAGACGATCGGGCATTCGCCGCAGACGCCCCTATCAGTTGCGTCATACATACGCGTGCTGGATGTTGTCGGCAGGTGCTAATCCTGCTTTTATAGCGAATCAGATGGGTCATGAAAATGCAGAGATGGTCTTCCATGTATACTCTGCGTGGATAAATGCTCTCGATAGCGATCAGGTATCATTTTTGAATCAGCGCTTTGGCGGATATGCTAATGCCCCCATAGTGCCCCTGAAGCTAAAAACAAAATAGTTAATTGCTTGATTTTCCGGTGATATTTAATGAAAAAGCTGTTTGTACAGTTTTATCTTCTGCTGTTTGTCTGCTTCCTGGTAATGACGATGCTGGTCGGGTTGGTCTATAAATTCACCGCAGAGCGCGCGGGCAGACAATCCCTGGACGATCTGATGAAAAGCTCCCTCTACCTGATGCGCAGCGAGCTGCGTGAAATTCCCCCGCATGACTGGGCACGCACCTTAAAAGAGCTGGATCTGAATCTGTCGTTTGACCTGCGCATCGAGCCGATGAAGGATTTTGATTTAGCGCCGCCCGCGATGCAGCGCCTGCGCGACGGAGACATCGTGGCGCTGGACGAAAAATACACCTTTATTCAGCGTATTCCCCGCAGCCACTATGTCCTGGCCGTTGGGCCAGTACCCTACCTCTATTACCTGCACCAGATGCGCCTGCTGGATCTCGCCCTGCTGGGCTTTATTGCCATCTCGCTCGCTTTCCCTGTTTTCATCTGGATGCGTCCGCACTGGCAGGACATGCTGAAACTGGAATCCGCCGCGCAGCGTTTTGGGGAAGGTCATTTCACTGAACGCATTCACTTCGACAGCGGCTCCAGCTTTGACCGCCTCGGTATTGCCTTTAACCAGATGGCCGATAACATCAACGCCCTGATTGCCAGTAAGAAACAGCTGATCGACGGCATTGCGCATGAACTGCGCACGCCGCTGGTACGCCTGCGGTATCGTCTGGAGATGAGCGAAAACCTGACCGATGCGGAATCCCAGGCGCTCAATCGGGATATTGGCCAGTTAGAAGCGCTGATTGAAGAGCTGCTGACCTATGCCCGCCTCGATCGGCCTCAGACAGAGTTGCACCTGAGTACGCCGGATCTCCCCGTCTGGTTACAGACGCACATTAACGATGTGCAGAGCGTTAATCCTCAGCGAAAACTGCTGACGGCTATTACTCCCGGAGCGTACGGCGCGCTGGACATGCGCCTGATGGAGCGCGTGCTGGATAATCTGATGAACAACGCCATGCGCTACAGCGAAACGACGCTGCGCATAGGTTTAGATTTACAGGGGAGCCAGGCGATTCTGCATGTGGAAGACGATGGTCCCGGCATTGAGCCAGCCGAGCGTGAAAAGGTGTTCGAGCCGTTTGTGCGCCTCGACCCCAGCCGCGACCGTGCTACCGGCGGCTGTGGTCTGGGGCTGGCGATTGTCCGATCCATTGCCCAGGCGATGGGCGGCACGGTTCGCTGCGAAGCGAGCGAGCTGGGAGGGGCCCGTTTCGTCTTTAGCTGGCCGATCTATCACAACATTCCCCTTCCCGTACCTGCCTGA